CTAAACAACCGCATTGTCCTGGCGAACATCGCAGATAGTAAACGTCACGACGCCGATGACAGTAACATCGTCCAGAGCCTCGCCCTCGATCGCTTCGCCGTCTTCGGTAATCAGAGACCTACCTCTCAACGTGGCAAGCTCCGTCCCGCCACCGTGCTGGATCAGAACCTGACTTCCCTGCCTTGGTTTCAGGGAGATATCCAGCACAACGTAACCGCCAGATTTCTCGAAGACGAGCGTATTTGGACCGACATTGCAGATCGAGTTAACAGACAGACGCTGCTCAACGTAATCCGTCGCGGGTGTGAAGATACTGGAACCCCTTGGAACTGACAAAACCGACTCGCGGAAAGCCTCGGCGGTGGCTGACTGTCGAAGCATGATCTGCCCTCCGATAAACACTGTTTTTATATACAGTAGTTTTATTGGGTAAGGAGATCAATATCACTTGCGGCTATCAATTTTTATGATAGCCGCAAGTGACTGATTCCATGTTGGTCAGACGGCAGGTAGCCCCTTTCGGGGCTTAATCATAACATCCATTTCAAAGTTTAGGCTGGCATCGGCGGTACGGTATACCCGATATTGTCAGCAATCTGACGCAGATGAGACGGAACCCCCCCTGTAAAGTTAGTGGTAATTCACGGGGGTTTTATCGCCTGGTAAAGGTTGAATTGTCCACCGTTAGTAGAAAGGGAGGGCTAACGGTGGACGTTTAGTTAGGTTATCGAGCTAGGTTAGGTCAGACACCCTATACATAAACGGCCGGAACACATATTGGTTCCCAGCTTTCTCCCCGGCATTCCGTGCAACCAGGCTCCACAAAGAGCCGTAGTTTACATATCGCACATGTACAAAATTGTAAACTGCTAATGGCGAAGTTGGTGTGCCCATGAAACCCAACGTAGTGGTAGTGCCATTACCGGACCCGTTAACCATATTCATCTCATTACCTGTTGGTATGAGCCCCAGTACCTGCATGAGCTTAAGTGCATTACCCGTTAAGTTATAACGAATGTTCCGGAACGGGGTAAAAGTGCCTTCGGCGCAGTAAGAGTACGCAGGCATATCAGATCGATACCCCGCTGCACCGGGGGCCGAACCGTCAGGCAATACACGAACCGTATTAGGCGTAGTGGCTTTTAAATCCACTCCTTCCGTACCTGTGTAAGTAGGAGTGACGAAATCGCCAGTAGGCCCGTCAATAGCTTTCCATGCTGCGTCCCGGTTAGCTACTGTCCATACGTCCAGATCAGTCACAGCTGCCGCATCGTTATCTACTAATACCTGCACCTCCCCCGCAAAAACCCTAAACCCTGTTAATACATGGCTATGTCCTGCGCCGCTAGCGGTTACATCCCCATGCTGAAAATGCGGGTCTGATATGCCATTGTATTTACCATCCAGGCGTACTGCCAGCGGCCCGGTCCCTCCGTATACATCTGAATGGGTAGTGGGCGGTATATGGTCAATGATAGGAGCCCCATCCACCCGTATACCCTCATACATATACTGTGTCGGGTCAGTACCCGCTATCGGCCCTGCAACGCCAAACTCCCCTAGCCCCCAGGGATTGAAGTTGGCCTTAGAAGCGATAGCGATCAAAAGGGCTTTTTCTGATAGTGTCATAGCATGGAAACGGTTATTCGAAGTTGATACGGCTTTCAACGCTGCCATACCACTAAGGAATTCAATGCTGTTACGGGATGGGATACCCGGCTGACTCACCAGTTCCCCATCTTTGACCGCGCCATTGTACGTTCCAATGAATATCTGTCTTAAAGTTTTACCGCCCACCTTAAACGCTGGATGTATCGTAGTATCGTTGGGGAAAACGGTAGGGAAAAACGCACCTAATGTCGCTTTAGGTATAACGTTAAGGAAGTTAGGCTGGCCTTTAGGCGTGTAGATAACGGTTTGTGCTCCACCTGACTGTAGCTCTACGGCCTGCCTCAGTGAGTCGCGGATGATGATGTCCGTCATAAAGCTCTTTCCTCGATTGATTATTTAAAAAAGCTATCCATGAACGCCATGCGGCTGCTCACCCATGATAGTAGCTGTGTCGTGGTAGCGATCTTAATGCTCGGCACACTTGGGTAGCGGGACTGCTCCTGTTCGTACAACTTATTGCCGAATTTAGCCTGTATGGATCGGGCATGATTACCAATGGCGTCTACGGTCAAAATATTAAGGGATTTCAGCTCTTCCCATCGGGCTAAAAACGCGGACTTACCTATCATCGCAATAACTTTAGTCCAGAAAGTGCCCCCGAAAATGTTAGATGTTGCGGGGTTTGTCGCCGTAACAGACCCACCCGCCCAATGTAACCCGTAGCAGGTATCGAGGTCATAAGGCATAAAAAACCATTTTTTACCATCATAGGTACAGGTTTGGGTATTTTTAATGTTGTTATTGCTGATCGTGTCATTGGCCGCTATGAACTGTGTGAATATCACAAAGTCAATGATATTCGCTTTATCCATGCGAGAATAGAACTCCCCCTCAGACACGTTACCCGCCATAAACTCTACGCAAAAATCGTCCCACGATTTAAGGATGGCAATAGTGCCATCCGTTACTTTTTTGGGGGCTTTTATTTCTGCGTTCTGTGCCTCAATGGCGTTAGCGTACAATTTAGTTAATTCATACCAGTTCCCGTTATCAAGTAAAACTTGCGTCGGGCCGTTTTTAGGGATGTTATAGGACTCTTTTTGCTTCCCGGACATTAAATCCCCGATGCCGTAAAAATTCCCGTTGACATAAAGTACGCACTCATACCCCATAGGGAACCCTTTAGCCCCGGTGAAGTAGGTATCAATCCCCTCTCCGGATAGAATCGCCCAGTCGGTCTCATATTTAGGGAACCCTTTACGCGATTGGACAATCTGATCCCAGATACGGTAATTCATGGTGTTACGGACGTGCATTGCATCGATCCAGTTCGCCTTGAACGTGAGAGTGTCTAACGGCATCACGTCCCCAAGTTTCAGCTTGATGTTATCTGTGCGATTGGCGTTAAAAAACTCAATATTCAAGTTTTTCTTGGGGTAGGATGCCGAGGACGCCCCCTGAACCCCTACAGCGCATTTAGCATTGAATATCGCCCCATCTACCGTAATAGTTACCTCCCCCTCCACGTCAGGATCGGCTTTGCTGGACGGTATCTTAGGGATGGTGAGGTCGATGCGAAGTACGGAGGTAGGGACTGGCAGGGAGTACATATCCGTACCGCGCTCCGCAGTTTGCCTGGCGGAGTCATTCCCGCCGTTTGCCGTTGCCGTCAGGAGTAACTGGAGGGTACGGAGGTCCCTTAGTCTGTCTTCATCCTTTATCGAACCTTCGATCAATGCTTTTTCGATTAAATGTACCGATCGCAAAGAGTCCAGTCTCAACTGCTCAATGATAGCGGGCGAGGGGGCCTCCGTGACTATTTCTGCGATGGCGGACTGCGATTTCTGTAACCCTACCAGCAAGGCCTGGACCGCCGCTTGCATATCCCGGGTCTGTTCTTCAACATCTTCAACCGCCTGTTGAGAAGGCATTTTCCGGCCAGTAGGTTGCAGCGTCCCGGCATTGTTAATGACCTCGATAGCCAGGGCGGAATCATCCGGGCTGCGGTAATACGTGGTACTCCCTTCGGGAATATTCGCAATATCCGCCTGCGCCGCCGCCAGCGTAATATACTGCCGGCTGAGAGGGATCAGGTTCTGCCGCGTTTCTTCAACGACCTTATCCCCTTCCGCCTTAATTCCGTCTACGGTGTAGTGCTCTCCGCCGAGGCGATCGGTGTATGTCAGCTCTGTACTGGTGACAACTTTATCCAGCATGGCGCCTGCATAAACTGCGTCCCGGATATCAGTGCTGGGTACCGGGTTGTCGGTTGGAGTTGGTAACGGTACTTCTGCCATTGTGCATGTCGCCCTATAAAAGGCGCACGAAGCCCTCAGAAGTGAATCTGATGGTGTGCGCGAAGGTTGGTAATTACTGCTGTGTGTTACGGATAAATCGAGTCTGAATACTCAGTGAGTGAGAGGGTTTGAGTATCGTCACCGTTTGGTTTTGCGCTATCGACGCGCCAGATTGTGGAGTTGAGTTCCGAGTCGGTAGCGATGAAATACCGGCTGGGGTTTTGCACCGTGCTGCGGTCATAAATGGCCAGGTCGAAGGTATCGGCTGCAGCCTGAAATGCTTTGGGCTTGCCGCTTACTGGATAGGCCCGCCAGCGCCCCCGGTAATTCCCGAGACTGTCGGTCATCACCACCCACATATCACCGAGTGAGAAGTCGAGACGCTCTGAGGTCGCAAACACGTCTCCAGATCGCCCGGTGATATAGCCCGTTTGCTGGGTGTTGTCGTACATGTCAGGACACTGCACAACCGTACCGCGCACCACCTGAGTCGACTCCAGCACTTTCACCGTCATGGTCAGGCGTGAGTAGAGAATTTTTCTCGCCTCAAGCCAGGCCCGGTCTATCGCCTGAGTGGCGTTTCGGCAGCCGTCCAGGCTGATCTGCATCGCGTTAACAGTGGCATCCTCAACCTCAGTGATGCCGCTGCTGTCGATCTGCAGGTAGATGTACGCCTTCTTGTTCGTCAGCGGGTCTACGTAGTCCAGCGCTACGCCGTCATAACCACCGGGTAGAGACATTTGCCATGCCATTTTGTACTCATCCCAGAACATATTGGATCGAGCAAAAACCGCATCGGGATTTGTCACCTTTTCATCGCGCCAGAACGTCAGCACATCGCCGATATTATTGCCGTCAACGCGGGCCACATTGGCGATCGTCGCTATGCGCTCACCCAACGGCTGTTTCTCATCCGAGAAGGTGTAATCGAAATACCCAAGCGCTTCATCCGGCAGCGAATCGGCAATTGCATAAAGCGCCGCGACGTCAATACTGGCCACGTCCTGTTTACCGACAACCACCCACTCATGCAGGATTGCATCAGCAAACGAGCGACTCGGCCGCAGCGAGTAATCAACCGCGCCGGTAGTCCGGTCGTAGCTGATGGTATGCCGTTGCGCCAGCATGTTGTACTTCTGTTCGCGGTTGCTGTTGCTATCGTTCGACCCCTTAATAGTGATACGGGCAATCGTGTCTTCCGGATACACGACGTTTTCGCGTACGTTCACCGCATGAATCGCCATCAGCGTCACTACGTTGGCGTCATTGCTGTTGTCGAGGCGCTCGATGGTGACCGCATAGCGTCCCGCCCCGGCTGCCGGGACAAACTTGTGCGTTGTGCGGAAATACCGGGTCGTCACCTGGAAGTCGTTATCGAAGAAATAATCATGCTGCTCTGACGTGCCAGGCACCTGATTGTTGTCGTCATCGACCTGCCAGAACTTGATCCGGTATTGCGTTGTGCCGGCCGTCGCGCCGAGCTGAACCAGCACATGCACCCAGACCTGCGTAGAGACAATCGGCGACACTGACGGACCGATAACAAGTGGAGTCTGGTCATTCAGCGTGAACAGTGTCGGATTGATAACTGCATTGCCCGGCAGAGACGTAATTTCTCCCGAGAGCTCGCCGATATAAAACGTCGTGTACGACAGCGTGTCGTCGCCGATAAAGCTCTCCGAGGAGATGATATTCCCGGCGCCGGTGACATTCCGCGTGACGCTTGTGCCGCTATCGTTCCAGGTGGCATTGATGACGAATGACACGGGATGAGGTACCGCCAGCGCAGCAAAATAGCTGAAGTTGTCATCGTTCGACAGCACGACAGCCTTTAACTGATTACTCTCGATCGCCACCGATGTCGGCGCCGTCGTGGTCGCGGTCTGAGCCGGGAAGTCCTGGGATTCGTTTAACCCGGGGACTGTCTCGTTATCGACGTCATCGAACTGGTATCCCACCTCAATCGTGCCGATCACGTCACCCGGGTTATAAATCGCAGAACTGGCTCCCGCCAGGCTTCCGAGATTCGATTCCGAGTAGCGGATCGAGGAAATGGTGTACCGGCCGTAACCGACTTCAAACCACTCCGTGAGTTGCTTGTTATTGTCGACGAACTCGAACAGCGCCTCCTGAATCAGGTCAGGGAAGACGCGGCACTGGCCGTAAATGTTCGGGCGCCCCTTGTAGAGTCGCGCGCGGTTCGTCTGGCCGGTTAAGTCGTTGTTGGGGGATTCGCCTGTCGCCACCGATACCGACGCGCTGGGCTTATTTGACAGGCCGAACACCTTCAGCGCTCCGGAAAGGATTTTCGTGACCGGGCGCAGTATCGTGGTGATGAGCTTCCCTACTCCGCCCTCTGGCTGGTCGAACACAGCAACCACATCACCGGATCGCAGTGGCCGGCTGATATCGTAATCGTCAGGCAGCGCTCGGCCATTCAGTTTCACGATAACATCGCGGTGCAGCTGCAGAGAATCCAGCAGGCTCACCAGTGTGGTGCCGGCATCTACCGTTCCCCGCTGCAGCGGCGCGCCTGGCAGCCTCTGTAACTCATATCGAACCATGCACCATGTACTCCACTTTGCTGTAAACCTTCAGTAATGCCAGCGGGCTATCGCAGCGCACGAAACCGAATTCGCCGCGGGCATGCAGGCACTTAACCGGGCTGATCATCACACCGATATGCGCCGGCACTTCGCCGCGGTAAAAAACGGCGATGCAGCCGGTTGCCGCCACCGGCACACGCCGCCAGTGGGCGTGTTCCTGTTCGTAGCAGGTGATGAAATCCGCGCCCGATTCGTAGCCGGCGATGTGATGCAGCTCCAGGCCGAGCACATTCCGGTAATAGAGAACCACCAGGCCCCAGCAGTCCATCTGCTCAAAACTGCAGGCGCGGTTAGCCCAGGGCTTGCCGTTAACAAGCCCGATAAAGTCGCTCTGTGTCATACGGTGATTAGCCCGGGATAGTCTTTCGTGGTGTAAATGATGGAGTTGGCCAGCGTCAGCGGGTTAGTCTTTCCGGCGGTCACGGTGACGTTGCTGGCATCGGCTGAAATGTCGTTCACGTAAAGCGTCCAGTCTTTCAGAGATGATGCATCGCCGATCGCGTTCCACTGCTGATACAGGCACTTTATCGGCGTCATGCGCGCCGCCCCGCGCCAGCTTTTCAGTGTCTGCCGGACATGTTCCGTCGCGGCGACAAAAGTGATCGTCATGGATATGACTGCCGTTCCGTCCTGCGCCGGCTCGGTCACGCTGAACCGCGCAGGCTCGAACGAGTTTCCGCCAAACGTCGCCGGGCGAAACAGGTTATTGACCACCCGGTAATAACCAAACGCAGGGTGATAAAACTCCACCGTCTGTTTGATGTCGCTTGCCGGCCGCCGCTCCTTCCACTCTCTCAATGTCGGCATCAGTCAGCCCTCGGCATAACTTCGGTGATCAGGTAATCCAGCCAGTATCCATAGCCAGGCTGGGCCTCAACAATCCAGTCGTCATAGTCCTCGGTAATGTCCTCGATACCGTTGCTGATGACCGTTGCGGTCCAGGTGACAATGTTGCCGTTTTTGCTGGTCTGCACCGGCATATCGACGAAATGCAGCGTCTGCTGCTGCACGCCCTGCGTATCACCCAGGTCGATCGGCATCTGGAACCAGTTGCGCCCGCGGTCGCAGTATGTCGGCGAGCGCAGCCATGACTTAAACCTCTCGGCCTGCGCGAGCGTGAATATCCACTGCAGCGTCCAGGTCGCTTTCAGGTCCGTGGTGATCGGCGTGATTATCAGGGGGCCGACTGCCGTCTGCGTCGTCTGCCAGGCTGTATCCTGCGTCATGTTCTGATCGGCACGCTGGGGCAGTGGCAGGAACGGAGGGTATTGAACTGTTGCCACGTTTCCTCCGGGCATTAAAAAACCCGCCGGAGCGGGTTTGGTTTAATCAAGAGGTACAATCCTCTCTACCGTCAGGCTTACTCTTTGTATTGCAGCCATATCCGAGGAGAAAAACATAAGAAACTTATCTCTTACCGTTGCTTCCTTTTTGGTATCAAGGAATAGCCGATCTAAGAAATCGGACTGTTCTTTCCTAAGTTTATATATTTCATTAAGACGGTTCCTGACGCTGGGATCATCAAAGCTATACCGCTCAATGTTATGCGCAAAATCGTTACGCATTCTCCTGAAGATATCAAGGTAGTCACGAACAAAGTTGCGTATCAGCCCCAACCTGTAGGCCATAGCTATCTTTGATTCAAGCGTTCCCAAAGGGGCGGCCGGCCCAGTAAAGAGCTCATCTCTTTTGTTATCACTTTCTAACAGGAAGGCGCAAATTAACTCCGTCAGACCTCGTTCGATAATGCTCGAAGCGAGAAGCACCGCACCTCTGTCGCTTTCGGCCGAGAGCATCCTGTAATTACTGAGTATTGCTGCGCCCATTTCAGGTCCTGAGAGAGCTTCTTCTGTATTCATTAAAACGCCCCGTTCGCTTTCGTTGATAAACCAAACTTCCCTATCATACCTGATGTCATTGGGCCATTTCGGTCAAGATCGGTTAAAAAACCTTCTATGGTCACAACACCGCCTTCCTGGCTGGCCAGCGCCTGGAATGAATGCTGTCCGCCACTAGTCTGGTCATAAAACTGGATGTTTACCTGGACCTGGCCACCATTCATATCCTTATTGCTGATGACCTTCCCGTTATCGCCGGGGATCATGTACTGCTTGCCGGTGCTGGCCTGGTAAATCTCTGGTTTACCTTTTTCGCCGACCTGATACAGGCCGCCAGCTGATACCGGGCCGCCGTTGTAGCGAGCGCCGGCAAGCGCAAGCCCGCTGGCAAGCCCAACTGTCGAACTGATACCAGCTGCTGCCGGGCCAGCGTTAGCACCGAACGAGGCGAGCGATGCCATCGCGGCCGCAGGAGCCCAGGCGGAAGCGGTAGTTGCCGCCAGTCCGACTGATGTCGCCACCGATGCGGCACCGAGCGTCTGACCGAGGATGTAGTTTTTCAGCGCTTCGACGCCAACCTGAACAATGCTGTTGATCACGCTGTTCAGGATGGTATTGCCGAGTGACTGCATCGCCTCCTGTGCTGACATTGTGCCGGTTAGCAGGCCGGTGATTGCATTGGAGGCATTCCCGCTAAAGGCGTCAACCGCACTCGTCAGCATGTTATAGCCGAGGCTTTGCTGGCTGAGGATTTCCCATTGAGCTGCGGTCCTCTGCTGCTCGTACTGCGTGTCGGCTGCGTTTTTGAGGGCCAGCGCGTTCTGATGGGCCAAAACGCCCTGCTGCTCGAACTGCTGAATCAGCGCCAGCTCCTGCGCGTGCTGGTTGGCCAACTGCTGCACCGGGTCAACTTCGGCAAGTGCCTGCTGAGTGGGGTTAACCACCTGCTGTGAGCGTATTTTGGCAAGGTTGGCCTGATGCTGAGCCTCCAGTTGCTCACTGGTTTGATCGTACTGTTGCTGGGTAATCCTCTTCCCATCAAGAGCAGTTTTCAGATCCTTCATATCCTGCTGATAAGAGGCGTTCTCTCTTGTTTCAGGGAGGAGCTTTTGAGCGGCGGCTTGGGCTTTGAGAGCATTGGCCGTATCCCATGCCGCCGCTGCATCACGTTCAACTTGAGCAACCTGCTGCGGTGTAGCATTCGTTAACTTCTGTTTTGCTGCCAGTATCGCCTGTTCGCGCGAGAGTTCGCTTGTAGAATCGGCAGCCAATTTTGCTTTCTGGCTGTACTCTTCGACAACTTTTGCATTTCTCTCTGCCTGACTCTCACCTTTCTTCTGCTCCGCTGTCAGCTTCTTATGCGAATCGAGATTGGTGTAAGTCGCGGCAGCATCATCCATCATTCGCTTGGTGTGCGGATCGTCTTTCGAGAATCCCGCGTCCTCAGCTGCATATTGAGCCGCTAATTTTGCCCTTGCGGCACCTTGTAGTTTAGAGAGCGCCAGATTCCTCTCGGACTGCTGAATTAAGCTTTTTTGCCCGGCGGTTAGGTTATCAGTGGACTTCTTCAACATTTCAAAGTTAAAGGCCGCCTGAGATGCTCCGGTGGAAAGGTCCACTATTTTGTTGTAAAGCTCTACTAACTCCGGCTTGGTGTTTTTTGATGACGAAATCATATCGCCAATTCTTAACGCTAAAGTCTGCAGAGCCTGAGGTGATGGGTTATCGCTTAGATCGGCGAGTTGCTTAGTAAGACCAAACGCCGCCTCTTCAGAAATACCCAATCTAGAGGCTACGGCACCGACAGTATTGCCGATGCTATTGGCTGTTGCCGAGAACGCCTGTCCCGCGCCATACGCCTGATTCATCGCAGATTTGTAATCATCTGTCGTGATATTTAGCGACTTAAGCCGATCGTTGAATCCGTCAATTGATGCATAACCACCACCAAAAGCTGAAATAGCTTTATCGCCAAATGAAAGGAAGGAGTCAGCGGCATCACCGATGGCTTTAGGTATCTTTGAAATTGCCTGATTGTATTCAATCGCAGCCTGATTTCTGAGTAATGTTGCAGCGGTAGCATTCACTCTAGCAAGGTTTGCGTATTTGTCAGAAAGTGCAGCGATACCCTGAGTAGAAATAGAGATAACATCATTCATCCTCTCGGCGGCATCTTTAAGCGCATCCATTGCACTTTTGCCACCATTAAGAGAAGAAATTAAAGTCCCTGCAACAACAGTTCCAAGCGCGATTAGCGCCCCGACGATAGCACCACCCGGCCCGAATGCCCCAGCCAGCTGCGACCCTTGCTGACTAAATGCTACCAATGCAGATTGACCACCTTGGACCTGAACGATGAAGTCCTGGATCTGATAACCTGCCTGCTGAACGCTTCCCTTCAACCCTGAAGACATCACTTTCGAGGTAGCATTAAGTTGCGTATCAAGCTTTTTGAATTGCCCTGATGTTTTTTGTGCATTATCGCCAATGTTATCAAGGGCTTTATTCGCCTGCTGCTGACCAGTAAGCAATTTTGCAACATCGGCCTCAATCTCAATGTAGACTCCGCCAAGATTTTCACCTTCAGCCATACCTTTCTCCGGGCAATAAAAAACCCCGCCGGAGCGAGGTTTGTGTTGTCTACGAAAGTTTCGTAATTATTTGCCAATTACGTACTCTGCATTAGCCGCAGCTTCTGGACTCAATTTTTAATTGTTGATCCAGTAACTTCAACATATTGCGACCGCTCTCGCTCTTATCAGATAAGAAAGCAGGCTCTTTTGATTTCTTAATGAAAACATGCCCTGCATCACCATCTGTATAAACGAACCGACCTCCAATTTTACTTATATCGGTATGTCCCGAGACAATACCACAGACAGCGTTTGAGCTTTCATTCCTGAAAACCTTTATCTCTGAGAAATCCAGTCCTAACAATGGGTTGAAATTACTGTCACAAATAATGACAGCAGAGCCACTTCTGGCTTTACCGCTAGCCTCAAGTAATCGCCATCTTTCGCAGTCTCCCGGCTTATACTTCTGAGATAGCTCTTTTCTTACTGCCTCTTTTGCATCATTAATGATCTGAGTATCAGATTTTGCATAACAAAAGTGTGACAAGAAAAGTAGCCCGATAATGATTAACCGCCTCACATCGCTACCCCGCACTCTTTATGAATAGACTTCTCATTCATCATTTTAATGGCCTTTATTTGTAAGCAGACGACGTTACAACCTTTTTTCCATCTGGTTCAGAACAGGAAATCATAACTGTTCCATCGTTGGTCCAGAATTTAACTATGTAAAGAACGTTCGTATCTACTATTACATTGGCCGGATAACTATCACTAATCTGGCTAAAAATGTTATACGCATCTTGCTTGCAGTGATCAAAATCAACCACTTGCACACTTTTAGTTACGGGAGACTCTTGCTCAGGATACTGCCCTGATGCGGCCATTGAATTAAGCTGTTCTTTTGTATAGCTTGTTGACGCAGCTGTGCTGAATGCCAACGAAAGCGAAGCCACTAATAGAAACTTCCTCATATCCCTATCCCCATCAGTAAATGATGCGGCAATCGTAGCAGAGGGGGAGCGATACGACAAAACCTGCAGCAGCGCTACTTAGTAACCAACGCGATGAACAAAGGCACCAGTATTGCCGACACCAAAAGGCCAATCAGCCATTTCTGGTTTTCGTCCATTTTGTCAACAATCCTATTTTCCATGGACTTAATATCGCCCCCTATACCACCAAGCTCCGCAGGCTCGCCTGGGGTTGGACTCTCTTGTTTTTCACCTACATCCACAATGCCGTTTATTTTATTATTCATTTTTTCACCATCTAGCGGTAACGACAAAACCCGCAGTTAAGCGGGTTTAAATAGCAAAGCCCAAAATTGGGCTTTGAATGTTTTTAAGATAGTTACGCTACATCAGCACCATGAATCAGGTGGCGAAGTGCCTGAACCCCCTCGGAGTTATAGCGAAACGCCTCAACCTGCTTATCCGAGTGTCTCGACTTATCCAGAAAGAACTTGCCGTACTGCTCAGTTTTCAGGTTGTGTTTATTGGCTACGCGACCGATCTTGTTCGCAGTGCAACCGAGCTGCGCCGCCACTTCACCCGCCGTAGAGTAATGCTCTTCAATCGCTGGCAGTGGCACAACTTCGTGACCGAGAAGTGGATTAACAAGGGTGGCTACGATCACCTGGTTAGCCGATTCGCCAAGGCGAGGGAACATTGACATCAACTCCCGAGCCGATGCGATGTTTTTCTCCAGCGCCTGAGCTTTCAGTTGTTCAGCTTTGGCAAGCCGGTATTCAGTAAGCCCTGAGGTGCTTTTGGTCGGCACCTGGATAGCCTGCATGTCTTCCAGCTTATCAACTAAAGAGCGGCGAACAGCCTTAGATTCGCGTGCAGCCACGCGCAGTGCCTGCTTGATGGACATTACGACTTTTTCAGAGATGGTTTTGTTCGCTTTTTGAACTACGAAAATTTCGTAGTGCTCACCTTCCAACTCATCCTTAATGCGAGCAATAAAGTCATTATTGCGGACTTCTTTCTCACCACACTGCTTGCGAGCATCATTAACCATCAGTAACAACGACTGGGAGTCAATGGTTTTATCGGTGACAACACTGCTTTTTGGTGCTAAATTTAATGAAGTCATTGGTTGGACCCTTATGACAGATTTATGGATAGCCGGCAGCTGCGAACTGTCGGCTTTTCTATTTATGCATCATTGCAACATCTCCTGACGCAGGTGCGGCAATACCCTGCTCCAGTTATCATCCTTCCATGGGTGAAATTCGATATGCGCTGTCTCGCGCTTAAGCACTTCTCTTGCCTTGTTAATCGACCTCGGATACTCCTGACCGATTGAATGAAAGTGTCCTGCCTGGCGATGCTCTGCCACTCTCAGTAGAGGTGTGACGCTATTGCAGGCTTTGAGCATGACGTCGCTGGCCCGCCATAACCATGCCAAAGAGCAAAGCTCATCATCACTGAACTGCTTCGCAATCGGCGAATGTGCCACTTCGCGATCCAGAATATCCAGCACCCAGCGGCGGAACTCTTTGGCTTTGTCTGTAGTGGCAAACATCGCGATCAGGTGGCAACCACGAAGAGAGAACACGCGGACCGATTTTTCACGTAAGTTATTGTTTATTCCATTGGTCTTCATTTTGATGACCATTGACATGCTGCTTGTGAACTCATCTGAATTGCGTGAGTAAATGGTCGAAACGCTTTTACTTGAAGCATATCCCAGTGCCTTAGCGATATCTGCCGATGTCAGCCATATACCATCCGCATCAGGTGCCGGAACCAGGGTGACATTGTGGAAACTTAGCTCTTTATTCTGTACACTGTTCATGTCGATATTTCCTTCGCGGTTATTTTCGATAGAAGCCCCAAAGGTTGCCGCCAATGGGGCTTCGCTGTTTTTACTGACCATTCATGCGCTCCTCACGCAGGCTTTTTGCCAAACGCTGCACAATTGCAGAGTTAATCGAAATCCCATCCATTTCAGCTAAGCGCCGGATATCCTCCTTCATTCGCTCTGGCAGACGAAGCTGGAAACTGTCGTTCTTGCGGCCGGTATAGAGTACGTCTTGCATCTACTATCTCCTTCTATGGTGTCAACTTGGTTCTACAACCAATTTAGCACCATTTTAAACGATGTCAAGTTGGTGCTATTGTTTGTCGTCATAATTGCAAATTTGAGGACTTATGAGCAGATTCCCTAGCCAAGAAATGGACAGGTTTAACGTAAGGCTGCCCTCAGGAATGCGTGAAGCAATAGCTGAGCGCGCCAAGGCCAACGGCAGGTCAATGAACTCAGAGATCGTTCAGATACTTCAAGAGGCGCTTGATACCGATAAGGCTATTTCTGAAAGCGATCTGGTTGACTTCGACTCAACTCAGGCTGCTTTTAATGCCACCTCAACGCCTGAAGAAAAAGAAATATTCTTAACCACTCTTGCGAAAAAAGATCCGTTCACGGCGGAAATCCTGCGCGAAGGTGAAGAGCACGCCAGGAGACTTGCAGCAATACTTGGTAGACGCATGGGATATCTGGATGACGAAAAGTAAAACTCGCAACTAATTGTTAAAGAGCGCCTGCTGGAGTCATTAAATCGCCTGCGGACGCTCATGTAAATAGGCTATAAATTTCATCCATTTACGATAAGTTATCTATCATTAACTATGATGAGATGTGATTAACCATGGTGAACCAGAATGAATGTGAAAAAACTTTTCAATAGCACGAATTGCTAATTTCTCGCTTAATGATTTGCCTGACTTTCCATCATCGCCTGCCAGCGGCGATCATCTTCGTCCATGACCGTGTCGTACTCTTCGCGCGTGAAGCCTTTCTGGTCCGGATATTTGGCGTTAATCATCATTGCGAACTCTGTCATCGTGAGATTTTCGGCCTCTTCCCGGCTTATGCCGAAATGGTTGCGGGCCGCCATGATGTAGTCGGCGGCGCGGAATTCTGCGGTTGTCTCGTTCGTTTCGTAACGCTGCAGCTTGCGCACCTTCGCTTTGCCGATGATGCCGTGCATCATCAGGTTTTGCGCGACGATGACCATACTTTCCGGTGGCATGCTGCCCGGGCGCCAGACAAAGCCACGCTTGCGTGATTTAGCAGGCTTCATCCAGCCAACCAGATCGCCGATATCATCGTCACAACATGCTGTCAGTACCGTATGCGCAGCCATGATCGCTTTGCGTGACAGAAGCCCGCTTTGCATAAACCGCAGGACGCAATCAGGAAGGCGGCTGTACTCATCGCGGATATAGGCCTCAGCTGCGCGCTGCGCGAATGGCGTCGCCTCGTCATTGCACAGGTCATAGAACGCCTGAACAATCTCCTCGGGCTCACCGATTCGCGCCATGTTGCGAAAAGACGGCCGGAAAAAGAATTCCCGGTCACCGAATCCGATTACACATTCGCCTAATTCTTTAATCGGGGTCATAGTCGCTCCATAAACAGTATCAAGGGCGCAGAACGCCCTTTGTACTATTCACGAAATAGCCTGGTGGTTAACTGATAGTGACCGTGCAGGATGCCGACGTGATCTTGACTGGTGTCGCGGAAGAATCGGTGACTTCACAGGTATAAACCCCGGCATCACCAGAAACAGCGCTGGCCTTGTTGAAGGTCGCCGTTGTTTGCCCGCTGACAACCGTGCCGTCTTTCTTCCAGACATAGGTATAAGGCGAAGTGCCACCCTCAACCACGACCGACATATTCAGAGCCGATCCGGCCGCCACGCTCTTGGTCGTCGGCAGGTTAGTGGTAAACGCCAGCGCCGGCGGAGCGACTTCAAATACCACGGTGTCTGCATCAGCCACTTTCCATTCCCCGGAGAAGGTCGAAATATCCGTGGTGCCGAAATCACCAGACCAGGAGGTAGTGTTGAAGTACCCCATGATATAAGTTCCAGCGTCTTCACCAGTAAAGTCGAAGCGGACCCAGACTGTCGGCTGACGGCCGGCCTGCACTTCATCGAAAATATATTTCGAGATGGCAATAGCGCCGACTTCCGTCGTCTTGTCTTTCTTGCGGAACTCACCTTCTCCTGAGATGGTGAAGTCCATATTGTTGACCAGGTTCTCAACCAGCCCCTTCGTATCGTCAGCCTCAGAGGTGACGGTATTCATGGAGTAGTCAAAGCCCTTGGTGGTCATGGCGCCGAGTCGCTTCCATTCGGAAAGCGCAGGAACCGTATCAGCACAGCCAAAAGCCATGCGGAGCACGGCCACCTTACCAATCAGCTTGCCGGTGTCATTAGCGCAGCCTTGCATGTATGCCTCTCAATTAAAAAAGGCCGCCATATGGCAGCCTGATGGGTGATTCTGACGATTATTCGCCGTATGTGCAGGAGACGAGCAGCCGGGTTACTAACCGGCCCTCTTCGGTGGGGATTGGCGCCGGGACATTACCGACAATCCGCAGCGCGCCTACGCAATCATCGGCGCCTGATTGCGCGCTGATGTACTCGACAATGGCATTTACCGCGGCGTCAGCAGCATCGGGATTCGCCTTCGAGGAGATCACATCAACCATCACATACCAGTCTCCGCCGAGGTCAAAGGTGATATCGGTACCGCCTGAAGACCTGAACACGATGAACTGGTCCGTGTCTTTCGCAGTATCGCGCCATTGCCGCCACTGGACCTTAAACCCCGCGGTAAGCCCCTCAGCCACAAAGAGGTCTTTGAGGCGCATATACATCAGAGGGGTCATAGCGAAAGCTCCTTCTTCACCACCGCGTCAATCTGGCTGCGGGTATCCTCGAAGCCCTTCGTTAAGAACTCCTTGCGGGCCGTTGCTCGCGTGAAGTTCTGTTTCACTGCCGGGTCGTGAACATACACCGCATAGTTGGCGGAGTAACCGACGCGCCCGGTTACCCTGGTACCGTTAGCCATGATTTCTCTGAACTGGCTGTTGATGAGCGTCGACGTATCGATGGGGGTATAAAGTGCTGCCTGTGCGCTGCCGATGAGCATTGCAGACTGCAACGCGCGCACTACCTTGCGCCCCTGTACGTCCTTAATGATGCGGTCAAGGTTGGCCTTAGCCTGGCGGATGCCGCGAACTTTAGCGCCCATAATCACACCTGCGTAATAATTGCATAATCATCCGCCAGACGCTCGAACGTATCGGCGTAGCGGATTACCTGTCGTATCTCATCGGCTTCATCCGGTGGCGAAGTAGCTGAAGATGCACCAATAAGGATATAGTCACCCTCTTTTGCCTCTGCGTACTCCGTCCAGATTGTATTTTTAACCACGATTTCCCGACCAAGGTCGCCGATTTTTGCAGAGAGACCACCCTGGTAGTCGCAGAGGATAGCGATCGGTGCTTCCCACCCGTACGGCTGACCTCCGCCGTCGGTATCGCTACCGTCAGCATCGCGTATGCGCCGCCAGATTGTCGCTGTTGCGGTATATGACCACGAGGCTATCGAGCTCAAAGTGAGAACCTCTCAATCTTTCGTGAAATCGCGCTTATCAATCCCGGAATTTGCTCACATCGTCCTGAAGGGCCAGTGATTTTCTCTCGGTCATAATTGATAAGGTGCTCTTTCGCTTCTTCGTAGGTTTTGAGGCTAACGCCCATGAACTTCAGTCCATGGTCATTTATCCAGATGAACAGATAATTAAATCCGCCATTGTCAGTTAGCTCAAAAGCGTGAACGTCAATCAGTTTGCGAACTTCCATATGAAGCCGCCCAGCTATGCTGACTTCAATATCGTAATGAATGGCACCAACGTGAATTGTTTCTGACCTATCACCGGCATCGCCATACGTGGCATCGTCGTCGATTTTCCCACCGCTGGTTTTGTCTGACATACCCTATTCCCTCCATCGCAGCACAACGGCGCCTGTGGCGCGTATGCGGTCGCAGTTAATGAACCACTCGCCGTCGCTTTTCACGTACGCCGTCGTTTGCTCACCGGTATCGGTAATCACCCACACCCGGGTAAACGTCCGCGGAAGCCGTTGCTGAACTGAAATCCAGGCCATTACTTATCCCCGCACATACATCCGCCTTTACCTATCCAGATACCAGCGAATGCCGGCGAGGCGGTAGGGTCTGCAGGAATCAGAGCGCTGGCGCATCCGTATTTATCCAGACTGCGCAGCAGGTTTACGGATGCCTTCCATCTGTCTGAGAATGACTGATAACGGAATGAGCGGGATGCTCCGCTTGGCGCCGTCTGGCTGGAAATGTATTTATCCCCACTCCCGAGCCCCATCAGCGCTAGGAGGTAGAGCTGAATAAGCAGCTGTCGATGTCGGGTAATGTGCATCAAGGCAGTCCTGAATGCTGTTCGCCTCATCAAGGAACGCCTGGAGTACAAAGTCATGGATGGTAATCCCCTGATCTTCCAGATACTCCTTCGCTTGGTCGAGAGTTACCATTATCGGCTCCGTGAGAATGAAGCCCTGTTTTCACAGGGCATAAAAAAACCGCCTTAGCGGCGGCTGTTATTCAGCAGGGAAAAGCTTTTCAAGTTCGCCATCCGGCAACAGCTCACCAAGCTTTTCAGCCCCCACGTTTCCTTTAAACTCGATGCCTAATTCCGTCAGGCGGGCCTGAATAATCTCTTTTCGAGATTTTGTATCAGTGCCTGCTTCTGGTGTTGCCGGAGAGAGTTCCCCACCTGCTTCGCCGCGCATGAGACGAACGTTTGACTTCAGGGCCGGATGAAGATTTTCAAGTTCAACAACCTGCCCCAGCGCTACGCCATTCCACGGGCGCACCACTTCGTATTTAGCCATGCTGTTTCCTTACGCCAGGTTCGCGCCGTAGACAACGCCAGACAGGCCCTGATCGTCGGCAGTGATTTGCAGACCTTCAGCAGACATGATCTGGAAGTTGTAGTTAACGTTTGGCAGAGGGCGAGGCAGTGCAATAACGCCCTGAGCCATACCAACAAGCGGAGAAATCACATCGCGACGGCGGACGTAAGCAATGAACTCATTACCGGACAGAGCGAACGTTGGGCGGATTTCTTTAACTGGCGCGAACGGCAGAACCGCCTGCAGAACATTGCCACTAATCACACCGTTCACTACGTACGGTTTTGCCAGGTTAGCCCAGATCTCATCAGATACCCACATTACGTCATAGGAAGAAACCTTGTTGGCACGTGCCGTTGTTCCGAAAGCGCCCTTTCCGAAGAACTCAATGATCTGCTCTGTAGTGGCGGTAGTCAGATCGATGTTTACGCCACCTGCGCCAGAGCCAAGGTTAATTTTCTTGGTGTTGCGGTGGTTTTTCATACCCTGGGCTGGATAACCCTGCACCTGAATATTGGCATCACCTGAAAGGTAATAAGCAACACGGCGCTTGTTTACTTTTTTGAGTTTCGCCATTTGCGAGTCGAGCACCAGATCTACACCAACCGAATTAAGACCCGCTGCGTGACGCCAGTTAACCCCATAGCCGGCGGTAAACACCGGAATAGGGTCGCCATCACTAGCGTAGTCAGTGTGATCGAAGGAGAACGGAGCCTGACCGTCGATGCTCACAGAAACATCATCAGCAATATCGCCTACTACGTTATATAACTTCGCCGTCTTGCCAACTGAAAGTACGGTCTGGACGCCCATCAGGTCATTGATGATTTCCATACCATCTTCCTGATCTCGCAGTTGCAGGATCTGATTATCAATTTCAGCCCAGAATTCGCGAGCGAAACCACCGACAGCGTTACATGCCAACATCTCTGGCGTCATGTGTGCGCGGTTGACAGCAATCATAGCGTCATGTTGCGCGTTCCACATGTTGCGGTTAGCCCACAACTCATTCCAGTGAGCGCCAAGGCGAGCATTAGTCGCCAGTGTCTCTTTAGAAAAGTACATATACGTTTGTCCTTTTGTTACGCGCCAGCTGCGGCGACAGTGCCAACGCGCATGCGCACGCGAATAAAATCGGTAGTGCTGGCCGCGATGGTGTATTCATCCTGGCTGTAGCCGATCACTGAATCGGTGTCGGAGGTGGCAAGGGTGAACTGACCAGCCGTCCCAAGTTTGATAGGGCTATCTTTCTTATACGCACCAGGCAGGCAGCGTAACGCCAGCTCACGTCCCTCTTCGACATAGTTGCCGACCGCAGAATCACCAGCAGGAATCGCTTCGGTGATAGTCAGTCCCTGGTGGTAGCCGACATCGATAATGTACAGGCGGCCAGTTAGTGCGGTTGCCTGAGCAAATTCATCAGAGGAGTTGATGGTGGCCGCGGTGCCTGGAAGAAGATCGGCAGCCGTGGTGCGGGTTTCGGTCTTGTAAAGAGACAGACCGTCGATATTAACGCGACGATAACGTGCCATTATTCCGGCTCCTTATTTAAAGTATTCAGATGCGGCAGGCGCGCCAGTTTCTTTCGGCTGCTGAGCATTGTTGGTTCCCAACGGAGCGGCTTCACCGATAGTTTTAAACATCGCATCCAGCGCTTCTCCAGACAGCGCATTGGCGACGATATCGCCGTGGACTTTCGCAACTGCTTCACGCTTGGTTTTTTCTTCAGCGCGGGAGTTGGCGGTCAGGGTTTCAGCGAGCTGCTGTTGATTGGCCTGCAGCGCATCAACCTTTTCTGCAAGAGGCTTAATAGCCGCTTCGGTATTGGTCGCAACAGCCTGGCCGATCATGCTGCCGATTTGTTCCAGTTCTTCTTTGGTTAAAGGCATGTCGCCCTCCGTTTTGTGGTTTGGTGCAGGCTGTTCCTGCGGTGTGAATATGGATTTAAATTTGTTGGCAACGACGGCCACCCAAGACTCTTGCCGCTGAACTGCAGTTCCTGTGTCGTCAAAGGTGATTTTCCCACCCTCAGTGGAATAGCCGTAAACCTCAGCCTTGCCGCCGTTGCGGATAACCACCGCCTGAGAATCAGTGAAGTCTGCAATCCATGCGTATTCATCTGATCCCGGCGCAAACTTGGCTTTGGCTGCCCGATCAAGGCGCTGCTCGCGCTCCCGGTAAGATTCACCTACCAGCGCTCCAGAATTTGCTTTCAGCGGCTGCGCCATGTCAGCGTTAACCATCAGGCCAACCCCTTGCTCTGGAGTGGCCGCTCCGACTTCGTGCAGGAGAATCGCGTCATGGTCCATGCTGTGGATCTTCGCTACCCACTCGGCCCCAGTAGCGCGCTGCTGCTCATTTGGTTCAAGCTGGTCGAGAAATGCCGCCACACTGGTGTGAATGGGTGGGACGTCTTCACCGCGCTCGATAGCCGCGACACGCTCAAGCAATTCTTTACCGCCTTCCGACTCGCCAGCGCGTGCCACATCGACCCACTTTTCGAGATAGATACGGTTACCGGACTTCTTAACATTGCGGTTCCACGCACCAATATGGCCGGCATTGATACCCTCCGGTGAGAAGGCAGATACAAACTGTCCGTTAACTTGCGGATGTCCCAGCGGCGCCAGGGTGCCTTCAAGCCCCTGATAATGGGCGTCGATTTCTTCCTGCGTGTACAGACCGCCATTCATGACGACATTGGCCGGCAGCGTGTAACTCGGCAGCACCAGATGCTCACGACCGTTGTATGTTTCGCGCCGGATAGACTGGCTGTTCACCTTGGTGGTGATATTGACCTGCATAGGCATAGTTATTTCTCCGCCCAGGCGTAACCGCGCGCCTGCATCGTTTTGTATTCCTGTTTAAGTTTGGTGATGGTGTCCGGATAAATCGGCTTGCCCTCTTCATCGACTAACACTGACTGCTGAGTACACTTGCAGTTAATGCTGTTGGCATCCTTGCTGTACCAGTCACGGACCTCTTCATTGGTGTAGAGGTGTGCGTGACGCACGGCGTGGGTATGTCTGGTTGTCGGCGACAGTGCAGATATGTGAACCAGTAAAGTTTTCAGGCCGTATAGGTCGTTGGCCTCCTGATCTTCATCCCACTTAGCCCGGCGTAGCGCGGTAGTGACTTCGGTGCGGGCTATACGGTTCGCCCGGCGCTTCTCGATGCCAGTCTGATCTGTGAGGTTGCGGGCAATATCACGGGGATTAAGCCCACGCCCTACGCCATCAGTCAGCACTCGTGCCATATCGCGCTTAACGTCAGCCGTCAGCCCCTTCATTTCCTCAAATACACGTGCATGCACCAGCGCCATGCGTTGCTGGTAAGGGTCGCTTGCGAGGATGGACGCTAACGACTCACGCCCGGCGGCATACACCGGGGATTGCTGACTAAGGTTGTAGAATGACTGACCAGTGCCTTTCTCTGACGCTAAATCGACATACTCATAAAACCACAGGTTGTAATCGCCACCCTCAAGCAGCACCTGATCCACAAGGTAACTGGCATCATTCAGGATGATGGAGAGCAAAGTTGGGTTTAACTGGTATTCGTATCTGGCGTTTACTGCGAGAGAGGAAGGTATTTTGTCGAGTGCTGCTTTGTACGCTTTGCCAATCTTATTCATCCGCCTGGCGAAGTCTTTCATTGCCCGGCGCTCCAGTGCATCGACACCGGTCGGATCCTGGTAGTTACGCGGCAGAATTGGTGGCTTCGTCTTCTTCGTCGCCATCCTCTTCTCCTAACGGGAATTCATCGGTGTTTTCATAACCGGCAGCTGTGCGAATTTCTTCGCGACTGAATGCCGGATTTTCTCCGCTGCCCTGGAACGTCTGGTTAATCTCAGCCATAGTTTTTGCATTGGCGAGCTTTTCAGTTCCAGTCTGCTCGTTAAGGTCATCCCAGATAACAGTCTTTTCGCTGACTGCATCAATAATCTTCAGATCGATTAACTTGTCGCTGAAGTCTTCAATTTCGAATGACAGGTCGCCGCGGCGTGACTGACAGCGCGCGTTGAAATATTTCTGATCCTCGGTGCTTGCCCTTTCACCCGTCTGCATCCCAACCAGAACTTTCACAGGGATATCAACAGATGCAGCGAAGGTTTGCAGGTTGACGTTATAGGTCGCTGACGGATCCGCTACAGCTGTGACCAGTGGTGCGACTGTAGCCCCTTGGGTCGTCATCAGAACATCGTTACCACGGTTCATTTCCCCGGCAACTTCGTTAAACTTATCCTGCAACTCGTCAATGCTCACGCCATAAAGTGACGCGAGATTGTTGAAGTCGATTTCCTTCTCAAAGTTGACATTAAGCTGCCGCGCGGCGTTCTTTAGGAATGACTCACCAGAACCACCCTCGACCTTCTCAAGGCTGACGCAGGCGTTATAGCCAGGCTCAAGGAAGCCAATAGCATCATTCGAGTAGTCGCCCAGGATGAAGACGCGATCGGGATGAACGAATCGCTGATTGGTCCCGCCGTTTGGCAGGCTCTCAACGTATTTCCACTGCTTTGGTTGCCCGTAATCTGCCGAATTCTCGTCAGTAACCCATTGACTAACAGTTAACGAACCGGCCCATGCGATCGTTACCTTTTTGAGTGACTTCCCCAGGACAACCGGCTGATCCCACGCTCTGGAATCATTGATGTGCAGCAGGATACCGGCATAACGCCCGACCAGGCGACGGCGGTCAGCTTCAGCAAAGGCCCGCCATAGACGCTTTGTGAAAACCTTTTTGGTCTTCTTCTCCCAGGCTGTTTCATCTTTGCTCTCGTCCGCATCATCACCCTCGATGATTTCCGGGTTTGTCTGCCAGCACTTGCCCACCAGTTTCTCAACAGCACCGTGAGCGATACCACCGCGACGGTACAGGGCGTAGAGGTTTTCGTAGGTGACCTGCTCAGGGAAGCCATACTCGCACCATGCTGAATGGCGCTTATTGTCCAGCCCCATCGTCGGCACCATCAGCCCCATACGGGCGCGCGCCATCCGCGCATCGTTCAACGCATGGTTGACGGCGAGAGTTAATTTGTCAGTCATGGTTTGTCCGTTTGGTTAGCGAAGACGTTTAGGAATCATCATCCCCACAGGTTGCGATCCGTTCAGTTCTGTCAGTGCATAAACCATCGCGTCGAGGCGGTCAGGTGATTTCTTCGCGGTGGCGGGGATGTATTCCATCAACTGGTTCTCCAACACGTAGAGATTGCCGTGATTTGCCACTCGGCCCTGCTCGTATAACGCAGATATCGGTTCAGCTCGCGCATATTTCCCTTTGCTGGCATGCACACGGATGATGCGTCCTTTGAACCCGGCGTTGCGGAGCGTCTCCTCCGCCATGTCACCGCCTTGGTTAGTTTCAATAACTATCGCGTCGGCATCATGCTGCTCATAAGCCCATATAGCTTTCTTTGCCCATCCAGCAGGTGAGTATTTCCCGCTGTAGTCGCCATCAACCGAGAATTGCTTCTTATCTCCGGCGCCATAGGCACTGGCAGCAACAATCCCTGTTTCGTCGCTTTCGTCGCTATTTGTCGCCTGCGGGTCAATCGCAACGACAGTGCGTACCTTGTCGTGATGAATTTGCAGATCACGTGCTGCGCTGATCATCACCTCTGTCCACAGCGCGCCCTCAGCATTAAACCGTCGAGGCTTCTGCATATACTGGGCTTCGGCAGTGCGCCGGTGAGAAAATAGCGATACGCGGTGCGATTCGTTATGTTTGAAAGGCCAGAGCCAGCCATCAGGCAGGCCGTGGTCAATCGGTATAGCGTGTGTGTTTTCTGGGTACTGCGCAGCGTATGGCTGACTATTGTCGATAATCACCGGCAGATTCAGGTGATGCCATTTCTCACCACTCCCACCACGCAACAGATAGCCGCTCAGATCGTGGTAGTGGATTCGTTGCATGATGACAATCATTGGCGTGGTCTCGATCGCCAGTCGTGATTTGATTGTCTCGTTGAAACGGTTGTTGACTCCGTCTCGGACGATCTCAGAGTAAGCGTCATCCGGCTTAACTGGGTCATCGATAATCAGCGCGCCCTGCCAGCCTGGTTCCATGTGTCCTGCGCGGAACCCGGTAACCTGCCCTGCCGCTGAAGATGCGTAAACGCCGCCGCCGTGTTCAGTCCACCACATAGCCTTACTGTCGGCATCGTCACGCAACGCCATTGGCCACATGGACTGGTAAGCCTGCGACTTAATCATGCCGCGCGCGGTTGAGGAGTTCAGCAGCGCCAGGTTGTGCGAATAGGACAGGTGCATGAAGCGGGCGCGGCAATTTAGCGCCAGGCCTCGTCCCATCATATTGATGGTTGCAAGTTCCGTTTTCGTGTAACCAGGAGGGACGTTGATGATCAGGCGCTGAATCTCACCATTAATGACGCGGTCCAGTGTTTTCTGAATCACCTTGTGGTGAGGCGCAACTATCATCTTGCCGCCGGTGCGCTGCTTGAAGAAATAGCGAGCGTAGTAAAGCCCGTCCTCCTCACATTCCACCTTTCTGGCAAACGCCTTTTGCTCAGCAGTCGTCATCCTCCATCATCTCCTGCCGTGCGGACTTGTATTCCTCTTTGCTCATGGTGATCGTCTGGATGGCACCACCATTCGGGCCGGAATGTTCAAACTTGTGCTTATTGGTGTAGGCATCGCCAACCTCTTTTGCCGCCTGCTCCAGTAACTGAGCTGTCATGCCGAGGTTTTTCATACCTTCGGCAGTCGTAGACATTCGCTGCAGGACGCGCAGGCGGTAGGCTTTGTTGGCGATCGGGATGTCGGAAATTTCGTTGAGGAAGCGGTCGCGGGTGCAGTTGAAAAGGTCGACCCATTTTTTGGCGAGCGTCTTGCCGCTAACCTTTGTCGGGTCGTGAGTTTCAACCTGCTGCCTAGTGATGGTGATACCGAAATCTTTCTGGACCGCCTCGACCACCTGCGAAGGCGTGTCATAGCACGCAAGCATTTGAACGATGGCGGCTTTCACCTCTGGTTTTAGTGCAGCCATGTTTCACCATCCGTCCAGTACAGTCCAGTTATTAAGCCAGTTTCAGCATGCAAGTCCCGCAAGCTCTGGCAACATCGATATGAGCAACCTCCGCCGGCCTGTTAGCCGCATCCACCAATTCCTGCACATCTTTGCTGGCGCCGTAACGCCGGACCACTCCGACGAACTCCTCGACGTCATGGCCGCGAAGTTTGAGCACCGGCATACCGGTCTCTTTGTTGAACTTAGGCGCGCCATAGTCATCGGTAGCCTGGGCGATGTGGTAAAGCTCATGCTCAACCAGTGCGCAGAACTCCAGATCGTTACATTGCTCGCAGTAGTCGGCAGCCAGGGTGATGATGAACTTCGGTATGCGACCGAACCATTCATGCATCTGCTGCTCCATGCGGGACTTCTGCCAGCCTCCTGCACGCATCATTACCTGCTCACACTGACCCAGCACAATGCGCCCGCTTTTGGCGAATGATCCAGAGGCCCACATAAACGCGACATCAGCATCGACCAAGTGCGCATGGTCAGGGTTATGGATTTGGCCCTCTTCGGAGAGGATGTTCTGATTTACCCATTCGCCGATTTCGGTGGCAGGGATCAGCCGGGTATATGGCAGCCAGTTTTCGCCAGTGAAGTTGACGGGAGGGTATGGTCTGCGGTTGTCATTTTCAGTCATGCAGAACAATCCTCTGGCCACCTACGATACTTGCTCGGTAATTTTGACACCGATGCATCAACAAACTTATATAAAACTCTGTCAATGGCGTTTTTCAGACACCATTTTCAGAACTTTATAATTCCACCTGCTTGCCAATTACAGGGCCAATCCGGATACACTTCTTAGTGAGCCAGCCCCAGCGCAAAAGCACTGAAAGGATGAGCAGTGGCTTCATATATGGGCGAAGCGTAATTTCCGCCATTAGGATTCCAGTGGTGCGCATATGGCTTACCTCGTTGTGACATTATCGAAGCCCCTCAATGAAGGACTTCTGTAATGTGGGCTCTTATCTCAACGCAGCCCCTTACCGCGTGCCGGATGCTCATCTTCGAGCGCCAGCATTGAGATAATATGGCTGACATTAAACCAGCCAGGCTTCTCCGACAGTCGACAGAGCCAGATCGACAGGAGAATGAAGAGTATCAGCATCGTTACCTCAGGCACTGCGTGGTGATGTATTCCTGCAGGGCTCTCAGGGCTGTTTGGTCGCTGATGATTCCGGACCGGATACCGAGAACGTTTCGTCCAGCAACTGCAGAGAGTTCGACGGTGGCATCATCGCCCATGCTGGCGGCGCCGGCGGTTTGGGTTGCGGCTGACACTGGACACTTGCCTTTGACGAGCACCCGACCACCATTATCAAGCTTGCGCTGCAGAGCATCATTTTCAGCTTTTGCATCGGCTAATTCCTTCGTGTATTTGGCATCGAGCGCTGCGACGTCTCTTTGCCTTACCTGCATGTCAGCAATGGTGTCTTTCGCCAGACTGAGTTGCTCGGCCGCTTTGTCACGCTGCCTTTTGAACTCGGTCGCGTTGTCGTGGTAGTGACTGGCCAGCCAGCCGAGGCTGACTATCAGGCAGATCACAACGGCGCTGATAATGGCTGCTAATCGGCTCATTTCTGCCCCCACAGACACACTTCGCGCTCAATCTCGCGGCGAGTTACCAGGCCTTTCCACTGCTTGCCCTTGGCATAAGTCCAGCGGCGCAGCTGATCACATGCACCTTTCTGGTCGCCCTGGTTGATTTTGCGCAGCAGCGTGGAGGTCTGGAAGTTGCCAGCGCCGACGTTATACGCAAATGAGTAAAGCGCCCCGCGCATTGTCTCGGGAATCGGCCTCTGGATGTATGGGTCAATCTGGCGAGCAACGGTGTTCAGGTCTTTGCTGAGCAGCGCACGGCATTCAGCCTCGGTGTACTTCTTGCCGAGCATGATGTCTTTGCCGGTATGGCCATAGCAGACCGTCCAGACGCCTACCACATCCTGATAGGGGTTGTATCGCACACCTTCAAGACCATCGTTACCAGTCGGGCCTGTGATGAGCGCAGAAGCAATGGCTATGGCACCACCGCCGCCGGCAGCGATAACGCTATTCCTCAGTTTTGGTGTCATAGCCATTGAGCCGATCCTCGCGTTCTTTCCGCCGGTAGTACCAGTTCACCCCACAGGTGGTAATGGTGCAGGCGATACCGACAATAATTGCCCAGTCACTCAGGGTCATCCCCGCTATTTTGTCGGCCAAAATCCATACCTCTGCCTTAACTGCCCCGGCATACGCCTTTGCTGAGACACCGCAGCCCGTCAGTGCGGTCCCGGTGCCGTATGAAAGTCTGCTGTAAATGGTGCTCATTTTTGTCATAACCTCACCTCCGTTGATGACGGATGGCGCTGTGCGTAAAGGGGGAAAGAGGCCCAGACCCTGCGGGCTGATTTATCAACAAAGCACGTCGGGGATGATTCCCGAGGGTCTGAGCATGCTCAATAAAAAAACCCGCTCAAGGCGGGAAGAAATACCAAGGGTAAAAAGTGACGGCGCGGTAGCCGTAAGGGTCCCAAGGTAGAGGGATTGGGTTGTGGTGGCCGGTGCTGATCTCCGGCTATCTAGCGCATCAACCTGCGCATTCATCACAAAAGTGACATTCGCCATTTGCCGAAATTTTGTCCTCATGCGATCCTGAGTTGTCGAGATTCAAGTAACGCAATCAACAAGGAGTTCAAACAGTGGAGAATTTCATTAAAGCAATTGAAATGTCTATCGAGGGTAAGAATTGGTACTCGGTACTATTTATTTCCCTAACCCTCCCAGACATCTGCGGAAAGATAGATACCCCTGCAAGTAAAAGCTCTAAAGCAAGAACCATCGAGTGGTGCGATAAATATTTAACTCCACTATACACGTCTCGCATTGGTAGGGACCAGCAAGAGCATATTTTCCTGTGTGGCTCTGACTTTTACGCTCTCCGTTGTGCATATTTACATGAGGGTAGTGAGGACATAACCACACAAAAGGCAAGAGAGCGCCTTGATAATTTTAAATTTATCCAGCCACTAACTGGTGGGATGTGCATTCATAGGAACCAAATCAATAATACGCTGCAACTTCAGGTTGATGAGTTCGGAAAGGATGTAATTAAAGCAGTGCGTAATTGGCTTGCTGACATTAAGAACGACCCAGTGAAACAAGCTGAGGTAAACTCTCTGCTCAGTATTGAAATGATTGATATCTCTAAGGGATTTTCTTTGTAAAGTGCCTACCTCACCCTCCCACCAAACCGATACATGGGAGGCTACGTGACCATAAGGTTTCTGCTTTAAGCGTCATCAGGCGTAGTGTGTACCGGCTTGGGTATCTACTTAGTAGGCGATGATGCCGTAAAACCTGTAATAAAAGCCCCACTGCGTTAATGTGGGGCTTAAATTTTTTGCTTCGGAACGACTGAACGGATTCCCAGCGTTAGAAATGAATCTAACCAGTTTTTCCGGGAATTGCAATAGAAAATTTCCACAAAAATCTAATTTTGTAGAAATTACTCATTATTTTGTCACTCTTGAGAGAATGACATCCGCGTATGACTCCTGCTTGTGACATTCGGATACCAGCTCCTCGAAGAAAGGTTTCAGTTGCTCATAAGCTGCCGTTTTCTTAATGTCAGCCACGGCCCTTACCCCTTCCATCACCGTCGAAAACTTCATGCGCGCATAACCTCTTCCGCTGCAGCGATCGCATACCTTCATTACCGGTAGCCCAAGGCGCTCGCTGGTCTCTTTATCCAGTACCTTTCCTTTCCCATTGCAGCGACACGAATTGCTGATAGCACCCTTTCCGTTACAGGCTGAGCATTTAACTTTGACCACTTCGCGCACTTCGCTCCAGCACTCCCAGTGGCTTGGGCGAACCGCTCGGGACATCTTTGCCCAATAAGGTGGCTTGCCCCATGGATATGAGCATTTATTGGTGAATACCTGGGCCTCTTTGAAGCCAGTCCCATCGCAGCAAGTGCATTTTCTAACGCTGGCAGCACTTCGCGTGTAATCCTGGTATGCAAAAGCACACAGAACTTCGAGAACTCTTTTGCGAACGTCCTGGCTGAGTTCTGAAACGATGTTAAAGCGGTTTGATAATCGCTCTGCTGATTCATAAAGTAGCTCCATTGCTCTGTCGGGTGTGCTTACCCCGATCTTTGCCAGATAGAGGTCAAAGCCAAATCCGCACTTGGCATTTACCAGCCCAAGAGCGGCCATAATATCAGTGCCAGTTAGACCATCTGATGCAGTAGCCCGTGGCGAGTCGCTCAGCATTGGTGATTTAGGCGCGAAGTATTTGGCGATAGATTCGAGGTTCATGCTGTCTCTCCCAGGGTCTGATAGATGCGAACGAAATTTCTCAGTATGCGATAGTCAACCAGTACGGTGCCGCGGTGCCGGCAGAGGAGGAGCTTTTGCCAGCGGTCGCGGATGCGTTCGATAACGTCACGGCTCATGCGGCCTCCCGTTGTTTCAGTGCTTTGAGCTTGGCGCGGTACTCATCGCGAATACGAATAAAGTCTTCCCGGCGGTAGTTGGTCATTTCGTGGGGTCCGTTAAGCCAGTCGACATACTCCTGTCCGTAACGAGCGACCAAGCCAGCTTCGTATTGCTGAGCAACCGTCGACTCTTTGGCGGTGTACTTACCGGCCCCGGCATTGCACGATTTGCACTGCTTATGAGCGTTGCGCTCTTCAAAACGCAACTCAGGGTAAGCGCCGACCGTTTTGAAGTGGCCGCAGTCCCACTGGCCGCCATGCAGATCAGGCGGGTTGGTCTCGCCGCAACTGATGCATGGCAAACCAGCATCACGAGCGCGGATGTAGGCGTTGAATGCCTTCTGAGCCTGGGCTTTGTAGTAACCGTTAGGTCTGAGTTCAGCCAATCTTGCTTTACGGCGCTGACGCCCCTCCTTCTCGGATTCACGCTGGCGCTTCACCGCCCTGGCTTTCGCCGCTTCCCGGGCTTTTGCTGTCTGTTTTTTGCCGATCGCGCTGGCGCATTCAAAACTGCATACCACCTGCCCCTCCCGGGCAGGATGGAACCATTCGCGGCAGTGGGCGCATTTACGACGTGAAGGTTTACGCATGCTCACCACCCTGGATCTGCACCAAGGTCAGGCGTCCGCAGAATACAGCCCCGGTGTCGATATACATCTGATTGGCGTACTGGCTTGGCTGATGTGCCGGGGTGTGCCCAAAAATAAACAGGTCTGCACCGGATATTTCATTCACAATCCCATCCTGAGCCGCGCTCACTCGCTCACGATTCCAGATCACCTGTTCTGCATCGACGGGCTTTCCATATGAGTATTCGTTATGCGGGTAGTCAGCATGGCATACCACCACCTTCTTACCCTCGGTCATTACCTCGATGATAAGTGGCAAACCTGCAACCAAATGCGCCAACGCGATAGCCAGGCGTTCTTTGTCGTAGTCAAGGTTAAAGAACCATCCGCCACCGTTGGCGAGCCAGTGATTCACGTTCCCGGAGGAGGATAGTCCGTCGAGCATCATCTGCTCATGGTTCCCTCTGACAGCCTTGAACCAGGGCATTGCGATTAGCTCAAGGCATTCGACGTTTTCCGCACCACGATCGATAAGGTCACCTACTGAAATCAGCAGATCACACGATGGATCAAAACGGACCTTTTCCAGCTCTTTCATCAGCAGCGTATGGCACCCATGCAGATCGCCTACAACCCAGATGCTGCGCCATCTAGCACCATTAATGCTTTGGTAGAGGCTCATGCAATTTTCCTTCTGGCAGCGCGGCGCAGCCAGCGGACATCTGCCAGGTGAGCCGTATAGTGAAAGGTGGGGATATCGGAAGGCTTTACTTCGACCTTGCGCTTACGGCGTGCCGGCACGCGGAAGATGCCACGCTCCATGACCTTAGCGAGCAGACTGTGCATGCGAAGCCCTCCATTCCTGGGCCCATGCAATCCGACTGCTGGACTTCTCGCTGAACTTCACATTGTGCTCGGTGCCGAACCAGTAAATCGCCTCGATCACCTCGACCATGTAGCGCTTGCTGGACTGAGAGGTACGAACGCCGAAGTAGACGCGGCCGCCGTTGATGCCCGGGGCGGATTTCTGCTCACGCTCCGGGTTTTGCATCTGGCTGACCAGTACGGTGATGAGGTCTTTCCACTCTGCTGGCTCCAGCTTTTCACCGTGCCAGATCACCTGATCGCTCAGGTCTTTCAAAAGTGGCCACATGAGACGATTCTGTTTGTCGGTGCGGCTTTCTTCGCGCGCCTCGATAATCAGCGGCGATCGGTGGTCTACAGGCAGAGACTGGATGAAGTTGACGACGTTACGCTTAACGTTGTCGTTGATAAGGCAGAATTGTTGCTTCACGCTTCACCTCCGCAGAGGTCAAACGCTGAATGCAGAAAATCGCCGGTGGCCTTCGCCATCGGTGACAGGGATTGCTGTAAGGTTTTGTGCGCCATGTGTCCCCACTTGGCGCCGGGGTAAAGTTGTCAGTTGTCCAGACTGACGAGGTAATTATCGCCCTTCCCGGGGATAAAAGCAAAATGAGCATATACGAGAAAATCGCTATTTCTTGGCGTTCTGCTCAGCCATTTCCAGATAGCGCGGGTCGCTGGCGCGCGGGAGCTGGGTGCTCTGCTCGCGGTAGTAGCGGACGCGTTCCATGAAATACTCGCGCAGATGTTCTGGCTGTTCCCGCGCCACCACTTCGGCGACAATCGGCATGTTCATTCGTTCTTTGTAGGCGACGCCGGAAGCGGCGAGATCGATGTTACCTTGTCGGGCTTTTAAGCTTATCGGTGCAAGGTTGAAATCAAAACTCATTTTCACCTCCGACAAGATCAATAAAAAGGCCCGCAATGCGGGCCCAGGTTTAAAAGCAGGTGGAGCGTTCAGACTATTACTTTGTCTTCTATTTCTGCGATATTGGTTTTATCTAGTAAGACGCAGACAGCCTACTCTTAGTTCCTGTCACAATTTATCCATGGAATTTGGCACTAACAAATCGGAATGTTCATACATCGTCTGCTTGACACCATGTCCCAGAGTGTATAAAAAGATCTGTCGGCCTTCTTTTCTTGCAAATTTTATAATTGGTACAAAATCGGAATCACCAGTCACCAAAGCATATATATCGGCCTGTTTTTTTAATGACATTGATGACATATCTAATGCAATGCGCATATCAACGCCTTTCTGCTGAACATTAGGCTTAACATTGTAGGCATTAATGGATGATGTTTTGGAGTCACTACTCTTTAAAGCCCATGGGTCAACTTTCCAACCTCGAAAGTTTGTCTCCCCAAGTCTTACAGCAAAAAAAGGTGTTCTTTTCAGCTCATCAAGCATAACTTTATTTCTTTTTGAAACATCTGTTTCAGAGAAGTCAATTTTCTCCCCGCTAATGGGATGCGTCTGTATTCCGGTAAGCGGTTCTGCATCGTAATAATAAACACGATGCAAAATCATACCTTCCAGCTCAGGTCTTTTTGTTAATTTTTCTACAAATGCTTTGATTACTTCCGCATCGATTGGTTTATCTTTTGTGCCTAATTTTGCACGCAAAAAACCCGCATCGATCATGATGGCATATGTTCTGGTCATTGATTATAGCAATTCATAGTAGGGGAGAAGGGTTGGTGGGTTGAGTTCGCGGGGAACACCCCTCTTGTATAGTAGCGAACCGCCCACCTTCATTGCCTGCAACTATAATACCAAACATATTGAAGAGCAAGCTCTCAGAAAGGGATACTTAACATCTATGATGGTAGCCCCCCTCATCCGTGATTACCGGAGAGTTGGTGTGCAGCACTTCGCCAGTTTTTGACAACGAACACAGAGCTGGCGCGGGATTGATGCTGGCTAGCGACTTTGCCTGGAGCATGGCTGCACGCAACTTACCAGGTACATCAGCCCACACGCCAGAATAATAACTAGTGTTAGGGTCGGTATGCTCCAACAGGTCCTCTATCGCTGAGGCTGCGGTATGAAGCAGGTCCGCGCTGACTACCAGCGCTGGCTGCGCGTGGCGATAGAGCGGTGCTTCAGCCATTAACTCGATTTCTCGTGCGAGCTGGTATAGATGCGCGGCGTTAAATCTCGATTCACCACCAAATGGTCGCTCATTTTCAGCCAGGTATCTTAGTGCGGCCGGCACGGTTTTATCGCATCCGTTACCCCAAGCCACCGGCTCGCCGTCCATTGCGGCCAGCGCCATGCGGGCCACTCGCTTGAGCACCTCTATGTCGTAAAAACTAAGCTGATGGCCAACCTTTAAATCAAATACGGCCTGAACGCTTTCTTCTCTGGTTATGGTTGATTTGGTCATTGGTCACCCTTAGGCGCGCATACGCCACGTAGTGAAACATCGGCATTGTTTACCTTTTTTACTTCGGCAAACGCTGCTCGACAGGCGGATTCTGTTTGAAACTCTTGAGTGGTGATGGTCGGGTTTCCATAAGCGCCGAACATCCAGATAATGAGCACCCACATCACTCAGCCTCCCACTTGATGCCAGCGGCGGTTAGCATTGCCAGCACATCATCAAACTTGAGATATTCTCCTTCATCGTCGCTGTGCACATACCAGTCATCCCAACCATCAGCGCCTGGCTGAAGTCGTTGTGGCAGCTTAACGGTGACGGTGCGGGCCTCCAGCTCGGCGATGCGCTTCTCTGCAATTTCCAGCTCCAACTTTAGGTGTCGGTTTTTATCTCTCGCCGCTTCCCTAAATTCGATCGCGGTTTTGCTATAGGTCTCAAGCTCGCCGTTCCGCTGCTGCGCCTTCTCCAGCGCCTCTACCAGCGCGAGGATGTTTTCCGGCGTTACAGTTCTTTCCCAGATTTCAGAAGTTTCGGCGCCATCTCGGCAAATCATCTCTCTATCTGCTGCCGCTTTCAGGCTCTGCGCCAGTTCGGTGATATCAGTCATGCTGCACGCTCCGCCTTCTGCTTGTTGTATACGGCCCAGCTAAGGGCATCGAGTTTGCGCTGTCCGGCTTTGTCGAATAGGTGAATGCCGTTTTTGCAGGCATGCTCAGCCTTCACTTGCTCTTCCAGTTGAGCTAGTTGCTCATAGGTTAGCGTTGCCAGTTTCAGGCGGTTCCAGCCGAAGCTAGGGATACGGTTGCTCATTTGCCGGCCCCCTCGCGCAGTTGCTCGCAAAATTCCTTGCCGCAGTCGATGGCGCCAATAATTACGGCAACTTCATCGCCTACAAAATCACCCTCATCGACACACTGCTGCAGGCGACCAATGAACTCCTCCACCCCATCAGCCTTAATCCCGGCTACGATGCGATCGGTGGCGGGGGTTTCGATTTCAGGCTTGGCGTAAACAGGCCACGAATCACTGCCGTCATCGTTTTTCTCCCCCGGCTGCTGATGCACTGCAAGATACTCACCACCGCGATCTGGCTCTTGATATGTCGGCGGAATCGAATGGCAGGACAACCATGCATCTGGTTTGTTGAATGCAGCTTTCAGCGCCACATTCTCCGCCGCCAGCTGCTTAAACGCTTTCGCCAGCTTCAGGAACTTCTGCTCTCTGATCGACGGCTCGCCTGCCGACTCCAGGGTGGCGATGAGCTCGTTTATTGCCTGTAGTGTGATAGTCATTTGGCGGCTCCTTCGGTAAGCATGGCGATGATTTCTTCCGGGGTCTCTTTCACGTCAATGCGTTCTCCGGATGTCATTTTCAGACTTGTCAGTCCAGCGAAATACATGCTGACGATGTGACCTGCGGCAACAAATACAGGCTCGTAGACTGTTTCAGGCACCCAGCCATATTTGCCCTGGCGCTCTACCGTTCCCCTTTGGCTTAATTTGATAAATTTCATTTCCTCACTCCCGCCAGGCACTGGTTAAAAAGGTTGGTCATTGGGTTTACGCCGCCAGGACGCTGGCGATACTGAACAGACGGATCGCTTTCGGTTACGGCTGTTGTGTCAATCAGGGTGTAGCGGTAGCTCCTGCACTCACCTTCTCGCTTAACCTGGCCGTCACGGTGCATCTGCCACAGGGAGGAATTGACCACTGAAGAGTCAAGACCGGTACCGCGGCGGATATCCTGAAAGCTGCAGCCAGGATGCTGGCCGATGAAGTTAATAACAGCTTGTTTGCCCGAGTTCTTTTTCATCAAAATCCACCCCGCTTGGTTGGTTTTTCCTCTTTCTCGCGCCGGCGCTGACTGGCAGCCTCCTGATCGCAGTCATAAATCGCCCCGTGACGCTGCTCGCAATAGACAACACCTGTCTCACCATGCCGGTTAAGGCGCAGGAGGAGCTCTGTGTCACTCTGGTTTGCGTTCTCGTCGTAGGCGCCCTCCCGGTATATGGCCAGCCAGTAATCGCAGTCCTGTTCAATCTGCCCGGTGTCGCGGGAGTCGCTCGGCAAGGGGCGCTTATTGGTTCGCTTCTCAAGCTCACGGTTAAGCTGAGTCAGGAGAACCACGACGCAATCCAGCTCCTTCGCCAGCGTCTTGAGGCCTTTGGTGATCAGCCCGTAAGCAAGGTCATTTCGCTCTGCCTTATCGGCAGTCATCAGCGTCAGGTAGTCAACGAGGATCATTCCGACCTTGCCGCGTTCACGCTTGATGCGACGTGACTCAGCCACGACATGCGCCAGTGAAATACCCGGGGTGTCATCAATCAGGAGGTTATTGGTGTCAATCAGCGCTCCCATAACGCCGGTAGCTTTCTTCAAATCGCCATTCCAGTCGCCGCGATAGCCGTAGTCATCCTTAGTCATGTCCGGGTAAAACAGGTTTGGAGAGATCCGCCCCTTCTGCGCAGTGATTTTCTCCACCATCTGCCCTTCCGGCATTTCCAGAGAAAACATAAGGGCCGGTTCGTTCTCGACCGTCGCGCAGTTGATCCCCATCTGGGTGTAGAGCGTGGTTTTACCCATCTTCGGACGTGCGCCGATAACAAACAGGCTGCCGCGCACAATGCGCTTCACACCGAGAAGTTCATCCAGAGAGCGGATCCCGGTCGACAACCCGCGGGAACGACCATCCGGCTTGAGCCTTTCGTCGAATTCTGCTGACCAGTCAGTAACAGCGTCATAGAACGTGCGAAGCCCAGTCCGTCGCCCTGTTTTTACGTGCTCGGTTATCTCAGTGAATAATCCCTGAATTGCGTCAAACTTCTGTTCTGCCGTCATGCCGTTGCGGGCATAAAGCAACTCGATCGCCTTCGTTGTTTTCTCGATGCCGTAGCGCTCCATAGCGGTCTCACGAACACGCATCGCATATGCCACGATGTTCGCCGCGCTTGGTGTGTTCTTCGACATTTCAGCCAGGTATGCAAAGCCCCCAACGGTCTCTGTCAGCCCCTTGCTTTCCAGAGCATCAAACAGGGTCAGCAAATCAACCGGCTTATGGTCGCGGTACATCTGGCGCATTTCAGCGAAAATGACCTGGTGCTGACGCGAGTAGAAAGATTCCGGCTTGAGGATCGAAAGCACCTTCTGAGTACGCTCGCTGCTGTCGTCGTCCAGCAGGAGTCCGCCAAGTACGCTCTGCTCTGCTTCAATGCTGTGCGGAGGTGTCATGAAATCAGAGGTCATCACAGGCCCCCTCGCGAGTTTTGGCGTAGACATCGACGTTCAGGAAATATTCCAGCGACTTTCGGCGCCAGGTTTTCCCGGTGCGCTGATCAGGGCGATTCTCAAGCATCCAGCGGCAGTTACTGGCGATGTAGCTCAGGTAAGACTCCCAGTCAGCCAGGGTAAAGCTGTGGCCATCAAGCTGACGGGTAATTTTGTTGGCTTTCTGCCAGAAAGAGCGGATCAGGTTGCGGCGCTTATCAGTAAGGACCCTGATGCCCTGCGCTTCCGGTAGCACCTGGTGATAAACATCGACAACCTGCTCACAGCTGAGAGACTGTTTTTTAGGTTCGGATTTTGGTGACGCTGATGCACTCTCTTCTACGTCAGTAGAAGAGATATTATTTAATATATTGTTTGTGGCACTTTGTTGGCATTCTGTTGGCACAACCTCGCCGGTACGCAGCGTGGTTACTGGGTTTGCGTTGGCACTTTGTTGGCATTCTGTTGGCACAAAAAATTGCTGATAATCGTCATATTTGGTGACGGTTAAGAGTGTAAATTTCTTGTTTGCCAGGGTGGTGATCATGCCCATTTTCGCGAACTTGTTCAGCAGGTACTTAACCCTGTCAGGTGCTATTCCCGTGTCTTTCGACAGGGTATGTCGCCCGGTGATCACCTGACCGCGGGAAACCGGATACTCACCAAACTCTGTGGTTACCATCCCGTCAGCTGAATTCACCTCCATGATGAGATGGATCCACAGATGGACGGCTTCACTGTCGGTCTTGTAGAACGGCAGCTCTCTTACTTTACGGTGCAGGAATACCAACCCCTGCCCTGATGGCTGAGGTTTCTCCATGGGCTTCTGAGACCCTCTAAAATCGGATATGCGGAGAACGTTACTCACGGCCTTCCTCCTTCCGTTTCAGCTCTTCCAGGATGGCGCGCATTTTCATGCCAACCACCGGGTTAACCGAGCGAATGAAGCGATCGCGGGTAACATTTTTGTGTGTTTGTGCCTGGTAAAATCTGTTGCTCTTAGGCATAATTACTCCTGTGAATTTGTTCAGTTAATTCGCGTAGAAAGCCGTTAGTGTCCTACCACTGCGGCTTTCGCCTTTCTGTTTCCACTCATGCTTCAAAATCACCTTTCTCTCCCGGCCTGTTAGAAATCAGGATGGCCAGCAGTAACGACATGTTCGGCAGCAGACTTTCCCGCCAGCGACTCACCGTCGACTTATTCACTCCGGCCACTTTGGCGATATTCGTGGTTCCCAGTTCAGCTATCTGGCTGTGTAACCAGCTTTCTATCCTGCGAGCCTCCACTTTGTTGCGTGTCGTTGAACTCTCCATTTGTGATACTTCCTCTGTGTTGTTTGAAAGGCCGCCGGTTAGGCGGCTTTAGGCTTGCTGACTTCCCGGATCTGAGCAGCAGTAAACTGGCCGCCAGAAGCGAGAGCGATCTTTTCTGCGTAGTTGGTTTCGTCGGTGTAATCCGTCCTCGGAAGGCTTCCGTTAGCAATCCATTTGTAAATTGCGCGCGGCGAACAACCACAGGCCTCAGCTACGACAGGAACCCGAATCTTTTTGATGATTTCGCCAAGACTATTCGGTGCCATGTTTAACCCTCGATAATGAACTGTAAGTACATATTATGTCGGAACTGATAGTTCACGCAAGTGATATTATGATTGAACATATGGTTCATGAAGAAAGAGCGCGAAAAGAATTCTCTCAGAGGCTAGCGCTGGCCTGCGATAAAGCTGGATTGATACCACATGGTCGACAGGCTGAGATCGCCAAGAGGATGAAGTTGACCCCTAAGGCCGTAAGCAAATGGTTTAATGGAGAGTCGATTCCAAGACGCGGAACGCTGAAAGCTCTGGCGTCTCACATTGGTACGTCAGCATCGTATCTGCTCGGTGATGTCGATGAGGACGGAATCGATACAGAGGCAACCCCAATCCTGAAAGATGTCTTTCGTATTGACCTGTTGGACATAACGGTTAGCGCTGGGCCTGGGGTTATCAATCAGGAGTTCGTGGAGATCCTCCACTCGGTTGAGTATGCGCCAGCGGAAGCCCGGCACATGTTCGATGGGCGTAAGGCTGAGAACATCCGGATCATCAACGTCCGGGGTGACAGCATGTCCGGCACGATTGAGCCGGGTGATCTGCTGTTCGTCGACATCAGCGTTAAGAGCTTCGACGGCGACGGGATTTACGCATTCCTGTACGACGACACTGCACATGTTAAGCGCCTGCAAAAGATGAAGGACAAGCTGCTGGTTATCTCAGATAACAAGAGCTATGCCCCTTGGGAACCGATCGAGAAAGATGAGATGAATCGGGTGTTCGTGTTCGGCAAGGTGATCGGCAGCATGCCGCAGACGTACAGGAAGCATGGGTAGCCAGCAAGTGGCCTGATGAGGTGTTTGGATGATGAGAGGCAACAGAGGTGATGTGGCTCAGGAAAATAATAAACCATAAATCATATGAAACTAAAGGGTTGCCTCTAGATTGTTAATAAGGAACTGTTAATATGACTATAATAGCAAAACAAGCAGCACAAGGCGTTGATGACACCATGAAATCATATGCAATCTGGAACAACAAAGGTGGAGTAGGTAAAACCTATCTATCATTCGCAATGGCGACAGAGTATGCTCGCCAGAATCCAGAAAAACGTGTGATTTTCGCGGACATGTGCCCCCAGGCAAACCTTTCTGAAATTTTGCTTGGAGGTAATGGGACTGGCGCATCCAGACTTGCAGCATTAATCCAACAGCGTAAAACTATTGGTGGATATTTCGATCGCAGAACACGCAGCCCTCACATGATTACTGGGGCTGAAACAAGTTACCTGATTCATGCCAATGAAACTAATGCCCATATACCAGCCAACGTTTTCTTGATCGCTGGCGACCCAAGTTTAGAGGTACAAGCTCAGGTTATTAACCAGTTGAGCAGCGTTAACCTTCCTGTAGATTCTTGGAAGAGCATCCATTTATGGCTGCGGGACTTACTTGTGGCATGCGCACAACAGCAGGGAATTGAAGATACTGTTTGCTTCATTGACTGTAACCCCAGCTTTTCGGCATATACAGAGCTTTCTCTTATAGCAGCCAACGCGATCATTGTTCCATGCTCGAGCGATGGCTCATCTGCTCGTGCTGTTGATAACCTAAGCCAGCTGGTCTATGGGGTAGGAGTTCAGAACGATTACAGGGCGGTTAACTTCTATGACAGATGCTTAAACTTCGGGATTTCCGTACCCGTCATTCACTCCCTGGTTTTCAACCGTTCTACTGAGTATGACAAAAGAGCAAGCAAGGCATTCTCAGCAATGTTCAATGAGATAATGCTAAGAGCTGAAAACTTAAGAAAAATTAAGCCTAACTCCTTTCAAGGTGGAGAACTCAAAACTTTTACAGTGCCAGACAATCACTCTGTTGCAATTGTATCTTCACACTTGGGGCGACCTCTTTTTGATATTACCCCGGGCAGATACCAAATTCACGACACAGAACCTCAGATCAATAATGAGCCACTTGAAAGATATGGAACAGCTATCAAGACACTGGTTCAAAGTCTATAGAGCAACCCGGCCACCGCGCCGGGTTTTTTATTGCCCCTACTCTTCCCTCAGCATCAGCACGTCCAGTGCCAGCTCCACAGCCAAACAACCCCTACCAAAAACAAAACATAAAATAAATATACTTTAAGTTCATTGACTTACATTAAAATGAACTATTACCAAATCAAAAATGTACTTTTGGTACTTTACATTGATGAACCATTAGTACATTATCATCTCATCCAAACAACACCGGCAACGCCGGGGTGAAGTCAAAACGTCCCGTTAGCCGCGATAAGGCAAAGGTGAAGAGATGATCCGCGAAGAAGACAAGCCTGCATGGCGTAATTTTTGGTTAAAGGTCGTTCCGTTTCTGGTTGCTGTCCTCTTTTTTAGCTTCGCATGCTGGGGTGGAAAATGAGCAAACAAGGCATTCGTTCACTGATTTACTGCCTGCTGATCTGCGGCGTTATCTGGACAGCGCTGATTATCAAAATTCTGCACGCTACGGGGGTGTTCAATGGCTAACTCAATTCCTAACAGCGGACGCGCCGTGATGATGCGCAATCGCCGCACCGGCGCCGCCTGGCTGGTCAGCTTCGACTATCGCGACGGCAGCTACTGGCATGAGCCGCAGGGCAATCTGCGCCACATCCGCCGGCCATACGCTTCACGCAGTATCGAGCCGAACCTGGTACCAGCCGGGACGCATTAACCGCGCATATCAGCGCACGAATTTAACTGAGCTATCAGGCGGCTTTCATCGCGCCGGGCGTTTCACAACCAAATTTCAGGAGCGAGCTATGAACGCATACCGCGCATATGACGTGATTGAAGAGCGTAAGTGGGCCGAGCAAACGCTCACCGAAGAGAAGGAAAAGTGGATTGACGATCGGGCGCAGGAAATTATCGACGCCATGCCGAAAGAGCCGTCAGGCCTGTTCCGCTTCTCTGTGCCGATGGACAAAAGCCCATACGAAGGCCTCCGCAGCGATGCGGCTGGCGAGGCATATAACGATCTCATTTCGGCAGTAGCTTACGCCCAGGCGGAATACGACTGGGATCACCGCACCGGCTGCCCGTTTTAACTTTGGGGAATAGCAATGGCTAACGAACTTGTGATTACAGCCAGCTCTCTTGCTGAGCGAGGAATTGACGGCGCTACCTGGAGCGCCCTCAAGAACAGTATTTATCCTGGCGCCAAGGATGAGTCGGTGATGATGGCGCTGGACTACTGCCGGGCCAGAAACCTCGATCCGCTTCTGAAGCCCGTTCATCTGGTGCCGATGAGCGTTAAGGACTCGAAGTCTGGTAAAAGCGAGTGGCGCGATGTGGTTATGCCTGGCATCGGGCTTTATCGGATTCAGGCCGATCGCTCCGGTTCTTACGCTGGCGCAAAAGAACCAGAGTTCGGCCCGGACGTCACTCTGACGCTTACCGGTATTGAAGTGACCGTGCCTCAATGGTGCAAGTACACGGTCAGCAAGCGCATGCCGAGCGGGGAGATCGTTGAATTCAGCGCGAAAGAATACTGGGTTGAGAACTATGCCACCGCCGGCCGCGACACTACCGCGCCAAACGCAATGTGGAAAAAGCGCCCTTACGGCCAGCTGGCGAAGTGTGCCGAGGCTCAGGCTCTCCGTAAGGCGTGGCCTGAAATTGGTCAGCAGCCCACTGCCGAAGAGATGGAAGGTAAAACTCTGGAAGTGGATGCGCGTGACGTGACGCCGCGCAGCACGACAGAGGCGCTCCCCCTGGTGGCAAGTGAGGAAACGCTGCAGGCAATTACTGACCTCCTGACGTCCCTGAATAAGGACTGGGATCAGGACTTCCTGCCTCTGTGCAGCAACATCTTCAAGCGTGACATTTTCCAGGCATCACAGCTCACCGAAGAAGAAGCGCAGAAAGGCTTTAGCTTCCTCCAGAAAAAAGCACAGGTGGCAGCATGACACCAGACATTATCCTTGCACGCACTGGCATTGACGTTACCCGCGTTGAACAGGGTGATGAAGCCTGGCACCGCTTGCGCCTTGGCGTCATAACCGCCTCGGAAGTCCATAACGTCATTTCGAAGCCGAGATCAGGCACCAAGTGGACTGACATGAAAATGTCTTATTTCCACACGCTGCTCGCAGAGGTTTGCACCGGCGCGGCGCCGGAAGTTAACGCCAAAGCGCTGGCCTGGGGGAAACAGTATGAGGCCGACGCTCGCACCCTGTTTGAGTTCACCACCGACGTGCAGGTAATCGAGTCGCCGATCCTTTTTCGTGACGAAGGTATGCGCACCGCCTGCTCACCAGACGGCCTGTGTAGTGATGGCCGCGGCCTTGAGCTGAAGTGCCCTTTCACCTCTCGCGACTTCATGAAATTCCGGCTTGGCGGCTTCGAGGCTATCAAATCCGCCTATATGGCCCAGGTGCAATTCAGCATGTGGGTAACCGGGAAGGGTGCCTGGTATTTCGCGAATTATGACCCTCGCATGAAGCGAGAAGGCATTCACCACGTGGTTGTTGAGCGCGACGACAAATACATGTCCGACTTCAACGAAATGGTGCCGGAGTTCATCAGCAAGATGGATGAATCGCTGTCGGAGATCGGTTTCACCTTCGGGGAGCAGTGGAAATGAAACATTACCGCGACGCCATAACCGTAGGAAAAGTGAAGTGCATGTACTCCGTCCTTCATCGTGGCTGGCTAATGCCATCTGGTGAAGTGGTAAGAAACCCGTTAAAGGCTCAGCGGCTGGCTGAAGAGCTGGACACGAAAAGAGGTGCGCAATGACTGATTATGGCGGATCGAAAACTCCAAAAAATGAACGTGACTACTGGCAAACACCGATTGAAATTTTCAACGCGCTCGACCGCGAGTTTGGCTTCTGGCTGGATGCTGCAGCCTCTGAGAGTAATGCGCTATGCGCTCACTATCTCACTGAGCTGGATGACTCGCTGAACAGCGAATGGACGTCATGCGGCTCAATATGGTGTAACCCGCCCTATTCCGATATCGGTCCATGGGTAGAAAAAGCTGCTGAGCAATCCCGGGCGCAGTCTCAGGCCGTAGTGATGTTGCTACCAGCTGACATCTCTACTGGCTGGTTTATTTCAGCCATGCAATCAGCTGATGAACTCAGGCTCATAACCGGCGGCCGTGTTCAGTTTGTTCCGGCATCCGTTACAGGAAAGCGCCAGAGCAACCCCAAAGGCTCGCTCCTGTTTATCTGGCGCCCGTACATCACCCCGCGACACATCATTACGTCCGTATCGCTGGCTGAGTTAAAGCGGATCGGGAATCTGGAGGCGGAATGAGCAAAGGAACCATTATCTGTCTGTGCGATATCACTGGCGTCATGGCTGAGCCATGGGTCGAAGCGGGTTATCGCGCCGTCCTGGTGGACCCGCAGCACCCTGAAACTTCGATCGACGGTCCTGTTGAGCGCATATCGGCAACCATCCTTGAGGCGATGCCGAGGCTATCTCAGATTATCCGCTCTGAAAACGCCGTCATCGTCATCGGCTTCCCACCATGCACGGACGTGGCTGTTTCCGGGTCCCGCTGGTTCGAGTCCAAGCGCGCCAAAGACCCGCATTTCCAGGGCAAGGCCGCGCTGGTCGCTGAGCAATGCCGGATGGTTAGCTTGGCGGCAGGCTGCCCGTGGGCATTCGAAAACCCGGTGAGCGTGTTCAGTAGCATCTTCGGCTCTGCCGATTACACGTTCCATCCGTACCAGTTCACTGGGCTGTGCGCGGATGACAACTACACGAAGCAGACATGCCTCTGGACGGGTAACGGCTTCAAGGCGCCGGCAGAGAATATACACCCGATGGTTGAAGCGGCTATCGACGCAGTGAAGCTGGCCTGCGGCCGCATGGCGCCGAAGAAAAAGGCGATCGAAGCCATATCCGGAACGTCCTTTTCCGGATTGGTGGCTGACTGGTATCCGGACAACCGAATTCACGAATGTCCGCCCAGCGACGAGCGCGCCAACATTCGCAGTGCAACGCCTCTTGGATTTGCAAAGGCGGTTTTCCTTTCGAATGCACCCCATCTCAACAAGAAGCGGGAGGCAGCATGACGCCAGAAGAAAAAGAAAACGCTCTCCGCGCCCAGGCTCGTCGCTGCGCAGAAGAGATAACCAAAGCGATGAGCGTAAAGCCTAAACCTAAGTGGAACGCTGTATGCCCCCCCATCCTTCGCAAGCACTACGAGAAGGTCAGGCCGATGGGTGTCAGCCTGGTGAAATTTGTCAGTGTTATTGGCCGCATGAATGGGCGGTATGGAGTGGAATCATGAAAGAACGCGGAATGATTTTTAACGCTGAGATGGTGCGGGCGCTGCTCGACGGCCGGAAGACGCAGACCCGGAGACCTATCAAATGGAAACAGACTCGGTTCACTGAAATTGGTGAGCGTGAAGACGGTAGCAAATGGCCGTGGAGCGAAGATGCAGAGCATGCTTGCGACTTCTGGCACCCATGCCCGTTTGGTGCTGTCGGCGACCGCATCTGGGTGCGGGAGGCTTATCGTTTCCCGGCATCGTTAGACGATGTTAGCCCAACTGGTGTTGGTGAAATGGCTGTGGCAACAGGATACAGAAAACCATGGGCGCCGACCTTCTACGAGTTTACAGGCACTTTCAGTGATGGATGGAAAGGATTCGAAACCACTCCAAAAGTTTCTGACGCCGGAAAGCTTCGCCCATCAATCCACATGCCTCGCTGGGCCAGTCGCATTCTGCTGGAAATCACCGATGTGCGCGTGGAGCGGCTGAACGCTATCAGCCAAGAGGATGCTCAAGCTGAAGGCATGGAACTCACCGGGTGGCGCCCAACATACTCTGACCCGGATAGCGGCGGCGAGGTTATGACGCCATACGACAACTTTGCTGAGTTGTGGTCATCCATCTACGGCGACGAAAGCTGGAAGGCCAACAGTTGGGTTTGGGTTATTTCGTTTAAGCGCGTTGAAGGCGGTGCAGCATGAACAGAGCCTCTCCCGTTGATTTAAGGAAATGCCTTGAGGCCGCACATGGCCTCGCTCATATCGGCATCCGTTTTGTGCCGATCCCGGTAGCGACAGATGAAGAGTTCCAGGCACTGTCTGCCGAGCTTTCACGAAAGCTTGAGCAGATGGCGGTTGAAGCGGAAAAAAGCGAAGGCGGTGCAGCATGAGCAATCCCACTGATGATGAAATCCTTCAAATATTGCGAGAGCACAACTGGTGCATGACGTATGTCGTAGCCTATTGGCTGCGACAAAAATATAAGGACATCAATACTCCTTACGTGCTTCGCAGGCTGAAGAAAATGGAAATGGCAGGAAGCGTTAAGCGTGTAAAAAGTTTTTATAAGCGACAGATTCGCTGGGAGGCGGTATGAGCGCAGAAATCATCGATCAGGCCAACGAGCTGGCAGAGCGCCGGCTGGAAATGACCATCCAGAACATGCGCATCAACCATGCGGCGGTATCGGCTACTCACTGCCGCGACTGCGGGGAAGAGACACCCGAGCGGCGCCGGTAACTGGTGGCGGGTTGTCAGCGCTGCGCTGATTGCCAAGAAGAAGAGGAATTGCGCGGTAAGCATCGGAGGTGATAAATGCAGACAATTATCCAGATCGAGCCAAACGAATGGGTTTCAGAGGACTTGCTGATGGCGGTCACCGGGATGAAGCGCGGCACTATTACACGGGCCCGTAAATCATCCTGGCTGCTTGGCCGGGAGTATAAGCACGTTTCCCCTGAAGGAGAGCCAAAGCCAACCAGCGAATGCATGTACAACCGCAAAGCGGTGGACGCATGGATTCAGGCGCAAAAGCAACCATTGGGTGATCGGGCGGTATGAAACAGGTAAACTTGCAACGCTCCTGGACGTCGTGAGGGATAAATGAGTAAAGAATCATACCCAACGGGCGTTGAGAACCACGGAAAATCACTCCGCATATGGTTCATTTTTAAAGGTAAGCGTGTCAGGGAAAATCTCGGTGTCCCTGACACCGCTAAAAACAGGAAGGTGGCCGGGGAACTGCGAACGTCAGTTTGTTTCGCTATCCGCATGGGTACCTTTGACTATGCGGCGCAATTCCCCAATTCGCCAAACCTGAAAACTTTCGGCATCTGCAAGAAAGATATCACCGTGAAATTTCTGTCTGAAAAATGGCTGGAGCTGAAACGGCTGGAGATCTGCGCTAATGCTCTGGACCGATATGAATCGGTTGTAAGGAATATGCTGCTGAGGATTGGTGGAAACAAGCTTGCTTCATCCGTGAACAGGGAAGATCTGTTGTATGTCAGGAAAGATATGTTGTCGGGGGGATCGGTGAAGAACGGTTTGAGTGTGGCGACAGCAAACTATTACATGACCACCATGGCGGGCATGTTTCAGTTTGCCGCTGATAATGGTTATATCCGGGAAAACCCATTTAACGGAATCAGGCCGCTTAAAAGGGCCAGGATAGAACCTGATCCACTCACTCGTGACGAATTTATTCGTTTCATAGATGCCTGCCCGCATCAGCAAACGAAAAACCTGTGGTCCGTTGCGGTTTACACAGGATTACGCCACGGTGAGTTGGTCTCCCTTGCATGGGAAGACATAGATCTGAAAGCTGGAACGATGACCATACGCCGAAATTATACGAAACTCGGTGATTTCACTCCACCAAAAACCGAAGCCGGCACCGACAGGGTCGTGCATCTGATCAAACCAGCCATTGACGCTTTGAGGAACCAGGCGGAAATGACCAGACTGGGAAAGCAGTATCAGATTGAGGTACAACTACGGGAATATGGCCGAACGGCTATTCATGACTGTACATTTGTGTTCAATCCTCAGCTGGTCAGAAAAAGCAGTAACGTTGGTTATCATTACAAGGTTGATTCAATTGGTGACTCATGGGAGGCGGCGCTGAAACGAGCTGGTTTAAGGCATCGCAAAGCATATCAGTCCAGACACACTTATGCCTGCTGGTCACTGTCAGCCGGGGCCAACCCCAGCTTCATTGCGAGCCAGATGGGGCACACAAGCGCCCAAATGGTTTTCAATGTCTACGGCGCCTGGATGGCCGACAGTAACAGCGATCAGATTGCTATGTTGAACCAGAAATTATCGGACTTTGCCCCATCCATGCCCCAATGCATAGTTATTTGAGAACAATAAGCTTATATATCAACAAGGTAATTAATCACTCTCGTCATATCACCACGATGCTGGGGATGGTGGAAGCGGGCATCGGCATTGCCGCCGTGCCCGCGATGTCGATGCCCGCCGGGGAGCATTCCGTTCTCCGCGCTGTGCCGCTCACCGACCCGGTGGTCACGCGTACGGTAGGCCTGATCCGCCTCAGCGGCCGTATTCAGTCCTACGTGGCGGCAGAGCTGGAGAAGCTGATTATTGAACAGTATCCTTCTGGCTGA